ATAATAATATTAAATATTCGGGAGCTTAAGGTAGTGGATTAGTAGTTTCTAGATAGATGTCAACATACTTAGAACTATCTCGGTACTATCAAAATCTATTAGTTTATATAATATTGCAATACAGATATGAAGAAATTTAAAGACAACATCAAGTTCAGTTTTTCTCCTGAGTTTCAGTTCGAGATACTCAGGTTTGTTTTAAAAGATAAGGAAGGAGGATTAGTACTCAAAAGGATTAAATCCAATTATCTGGTTCTCATAGAACACTCCCTTATCTTCGAGGGTATATCAAAATATTTTAAGAAGCAAGGCAGAATGCCCTCCGAGAATATCTTAAAGGAAGTATTAAAAGAGTTACTAGAATCTAAAACCTATGTGGATTTGGTAACTAAAGATGATATACCCAATATCAATAAACTAATAAGTAATCTCTATCATATACCACTATCGGATTCTGATTACATAAAAGAAAAGATATATCAGTTCTCTACTTATGTTGAGATGAAGAACTTAAATGATTCTTTCGATTTGGATAACTTCGAACAATATGAAGAATATTCAAGGAAGATTGAAAAGGTACTTCAGAAAAGTAAACCTAAGAAAGAGGATGAACCCTTATATATGATTCGGGATATTACTGAGAGACAGTTTAGAAGACAATCAGAACCTTCAGTTATACCTTGCCCATTTAGGCAGTTGAATGATTTAACCAATGCAGGAGGTTATCCAGAACATTCGGTTAATGTGATATTGGATAAACCTAAAGCAAAGAAAACATTCTTCATGGTAAATCTTGCAAGAGGTTATCTTAGAATGAAGAAGTCTGTATTATATATTGATACAGAAAATGGTCAAGAACAAATTATGGACCGTTTCATTCAATCAAGTATTAATAAAACTAAGAAGGAATTATACTCGGGTGAGTATGATAAACTTGAGGCAAAGCATTTAAGGAAACTTGCAAGGTTTGGAGTTGAATTAGTGGTTGAGCGTGTACCAGCGATGATTACTAATACCACTTATATAAGGGAAAAGATAATTCAACTTCGTAATCAAGGAATCGATATTAAAGTTCTTATGGTTGACTACGCTGGTAAGCTTGCATCAATAGCGGGTGATAGAGAAGATTTCGAAAGGATATCTAATGTATACGTAGACCTTCAAAATCTGGCAGAGGAATTACATTTAGACATTATATGGACTGCTCATCACATTACTCGTGAAGGTAAAAAGCATAGGCTTACTAGATATGACGAGAATGATATATCTGGTTCAATTGCCATTGTTCGTAATGCCCAGGTTATCATGGGTCTTAACTCTACTGAGCAAGAAGAAAAAGATAATATTCTTCGAGCTGAGATAGTAGTACAAAGGGATGGTCTTCCTTCCGGTAGAGCATTATTCAAATGCGATGTCGAAAGGCAAAGATGTACGGAATTTACAAGGGAACAACGTAAACAATATGATGAAGTGTATTCTGGAGTATTAGATTCTATGATGAAGAGTTCTAAAGATAATCCCTCTGCAAATAAAGAAAAGTATGAGAAGAAATCAGGTGATATCTAAAAGAAAGTTAATTAGGGATAAAGCCAAGGGTTACTCCAATAAAGAATTGGGAGAAAAGTATAAGCTAAGTAAAGCTAGTATTAGTCACTACTTAAATAGAAGTTTATGAAAATAACAAATCAGTTTAAATCTAGACTAAGGACATACTTTATTAAACGATTGGGAGGTTACGATTACCGGCATGGCTGGATGCGTATACCAACTTGCCCCTATTGTGGGAGAGAACATAAGTTGGGAGTTAACCTTTCTATGTATAGAACCAATTGTTTTAGATGTAATGCCCATCCTTCTCCTGCTCAATTAATAATGGACATAGAAGGATTTACTGAGTACCATGAACTAATTAATTTTTTGAACAATGGACAATTTGATGAACTGCAATTCAAAGAAGAGAAAATCGAGCTTGCCGAAAGTAAGCCAGTATATCTCCCTGAGGGATCTAGAAATATTTCGCTTGGAGATAGCCAACTTGCAAAAAGCATTCGGGGATATATCAAGAAACGCGGATTTAGCCTCGAGAAGTTTTCAAGATACGGTATCTGCTATGGAACAAGCGGCTCAACGTATGGGTACCTTATCATCCCGTTTTATTATCGAGGACAACTTAGATATTACAATGCTCGAAATGTTATCGGCAAAGGACCCAGATATAATAACCCAGACAAAGACATCACCGGTTTGGGAAAACAATTTATCATCTTTAATCATGATGCGTTGGAGATGTATCGGTCGGTATTCATTTGCGAAGGGGCACTTAATGCTCTCACAATTGGGGATAGAGCAATTGCCACAATGGGCAAAGCTATATCTGCATTCCAAGTCAATGAGTTACTTAAATCCCAATGCGAAAGATTTATTATATTGTTGGACCCAGACGCAAAAGAATATGCCATCAACTTGGCTCTCAAGCTTGTTGCATATAAAAAAGTCAAGGTGGTGTTTTTACCAGACGGAAAAGACGTAAACGATTTGGGGAAATCTAAAACACTTAAGTTAGTATATGCTACCAGGTATCAAAGTTATCAAGAATTGATATCAATCAGAAACTCATTGAAATAGGGAGTTCCTATTATATTATAAAATAATATATTTATGCGTGAACCATCTATCCATATAACTAAGTCTCAATTTGAGGAAATACTAAATACCCTAGAGGTAGATAACTTCCCAGTTGAGGCTTTTTTTGTTATTGCTCGAAAGGGGGCAATAAATCATAGAGCAGTCTTAGTTTCTAATAATAAGAATACTAAGCGAGTTAATAACATTTTACTAGCATCTAAAGGAGATGCTGCCCTTGTTGCTGATATTTTATACGCAACTCGTATAAAGTTAAAGCATAGGGGAGTTCGTAAAATAAATGAAAGTAATTCTCGGGAATGGGCAAATTGTAAAAAGCTTGCAGAAGTATGTAATACCTTTTGTGAAGATTTTAAATTTGATACCCGGGAAGGTTTTATTAAATACATTGAGACTGGGTTAAAGAGGATGACTGATTATAGGAATGTTATGCAAAGGTTATTATCCATGCAGGAGAACATTACTAATCAGGTAGAGGCCGAATTAGAACTCAAGGGGGATAAGGATCCAGGCTTTACCAAAGACATCCATGATGAATTCATAAAAAGAGTTGCTAGTGTTACTGGTATTTATGAATCTTATGAACATCAGCCAGAGAAATATGTTCACTTTCTTAGGATTCATAATCTAATGGATGAAAAGGATTGGAATGTATTTCAATTTTTGGATGCCCAGTTCGAAGCTCTTGCTTGGTGTAATGGATTACCAGAACCAAGTCAGATGTATAATGATAAGGCTATCGAAAGATATAATAAATACTTATATAAAAATAAAGATAAACGAACCTTAGACGAGCCTCAAGTAGAGGGGAGTCTTTGGGATAAAATAAGAAAATGATATGAAAGGTTTACAATTTTTCGGAAACAGAGTAGAGGATGCAGCTAATGCTTTTATAGATGTCCTCAAGTATTCAGACCAATCTGTGGATTATCCAGATTTTAAGGATATCGAACCATGGCCTGATGAGATAATTAATATGTTCTATGTGATTTGGAAGAATGCCAAGTTCTCAGAACTAAGTGCAATTATTATGTATACCCAACAGTCTTCTAGATTCGAGGAGGTATCAGAATTGATGTTGGGTATTGGTTTGGTAGAGATGAGACACCTTGATAAGATATCGGACTTTTTACAAAGGGCAGATCCCTATGAGGATTACTCTACCATGAATATTAATCCTACGATTGAGATTGGTTCTACTTGGGAACAAGCTTTAAAGATTGCTTTGAATTCCGAGATAGAAACTATTGGTCACTACAAGAAAATTCAAAGAGCAATTGCTCAATACGAGGAACGTCCAGATTACGATGATGTGAATTATTTCCTTGAGAAATTGATTGCCGATGAGGAACATCATATCAAACTTCTTAAGGAAGCAATGGGCATGGATAAAGCCACTAAGGGTGTAACGGTAATTATCAAATGAGTAAGATAATTATTCAGAATGGAAATATGTGCGAACTTGACTTACCTCTTAAGTTCGCACAAAAACTTTATAATGAGTTTGCCATTCGACATCCGAATGCTTTCTACTTACGTACAAGGCAAAGAGGTATGCAGAATTGGGACGGTAAGATTCATTACATCACCAAGACTGGGCAATTTAAAATAGGTTTACTTCCCAAAGTATACGATATGTGTATTGAGATGGGGATTAAACCTAAAGTTGTAGATATGAGACAACCTTTACCTAAAGTCAGTAAAGTAGTTACGAATATAGGTAAATATAAATTAAGACCAGAGCAAGAGAAAGCTGTTAAGGCAGTTATCAATAATAAGGTAGGGAATACACCTTTTCATATTGGCGTATTAGATTACACTGTTAATGCAGGTAAAACACTTATCATGTCGTCTTTATATTTATCCTATAAGAAGCAGTTAAAGACTTTGCTAATAACTAATGATTCGGATTGGTTAAATCAAGCTAGAGAAGAATTTAAGCAATATCTTCCCGGAGAAGATATCACTTTTGTTCAAGGCAAGGTTTTAAACTGGAGTAACTTTACTATAGGTATGGTTCAATCTATTTCGAGAAATATGAGATTCTATCAAAAAGAATTATCTCAGATAGACATGGTACTTGTGGATGAGGCTGACCAGGGAGGTAGTAAGCAATATCAGAATGTAATCACTAGATTGTTTAATACCCGAATTCGTATAGGATTATCCGGTACCATTTATATGAGTAAGCTTGCTAAGGATAAGGTTAAGAATATGAATCTAGAATGTTTCTTTGGTAAAGTACTTGCTGAGTTCAAACTCAAGGATTCTATCAAAAAGGGTTACTCAACAAAAACCGTTGTAAAGATGGTACCTGGTAAACCCTGGTATGGTAATTGGGAATCTGATTGTATTTCCTATAAGGAAATATACGATGATTCAATCACCAATTGTTATACAGCTTGGTTAATGGCTTATAATAGATTACTATGGAACCTTAATCAAGGCAGATACCCTGCTCTCGTAGTATGCAAGCATATTGCACATTGTGAAAATCTATATAAGTTCTTTAAAAAGAAACTGGGCGATGCCTATAATATTGCCTATGTTCATGTTAATACTCCTTCTAAGTTAAGACAACAAATAATGAAGGATTTTAGAGAAGGTAAAATAGATATCCTGGTATCAACTACCATCATTGCTCGAGGTAAAAACTTTCCTAAGCTTAGGTATTTACTTAATGCAGCAAGCATGGATAGTCAGGAAAAATCTATTCAGTTTCTTGGTCGTTTGGTAAGAACTGATAAATCGAAAAAGAAAGTATACCTTGATGACCTTCACTATCCCGGGAATTATTTAGATAGGCACGGTAAACATCGGAAGCAATATTATCAGAGACAAGAATTGAAAGTAATACTGTTAGATAAGCTATGGAAGAAACATCCTAACCATAGCCTTATTAAGAGTTAACTAGAAGTACTATGAGTATTTACTTTTTCTCCGTAGGAGGAAAAGAAGATTACAATTAATAAGCATATAGGCATTATGAATAATGATAAACTACTATGTATCAGAGACGAAGATGATACTAAACTAACTACTCTATTATCAGATGGTTGGAAGATAATCCAAATCTCTGCATCAGGTATTTATTGCTGGGTACTCTTAAGGAAACCCAATAACACTAAAAAGAAAATTAAAGGCTTTCAGTGATGGAGAAATATATTTTAATTACAGCGGTGGTTATTATGATAATAATACTCGCTTTAGACTTCATATTTTCTAAGGATGGTTATCAATGTCATTCATGCAAGAAACGTTTTCATAAAGAGGATTTGGAAATCAAAGGATGGCATTTCAAAGAATGGGTCTGTCCTAATTGTAAACACATTAATTATACTTATGATGAGGAAGATTAAAGAATGGTTTAAGTCTCTTGTTGTGGGGGAGGTACCCAACCCTAAACATGTATTCAACTGTAGAGATTTGATATGGATATCAAGCTTGGAAACTTCTCAAAATACTCTCGAATGCTTTACTCATTATTTCTATCTGTACTGGAGTAATGGTATGGTAGTCAAAGTATGTCAAGAGAGTCACGATAGAAATTCATACCAAGAATTATATAAACTCAGGGAACTATTTATAAATAACATGGGTTATTCCTATGTTCCGATAGAAGATAACAGTGAGATATACATTTATTATAAACGTAAAAAGGATATATAATGGCTAAGAAAAAGAAACAACTTCCTGACTTATCGAAGCAAGATATTCTTACTCCCATAGATGTAAGTACTCTGGGGACTAATGGAGACCCTTGCTTTGGTATTGGGTATGATTTATCAACTAAGGAATGTAAACTATGCGGAGACTCAGAGCTATGTGCATTTAAGATGTCACAGAACTTGAACATTACAAGAAAAGAACTTGAACAGAAGAATCAATACAAGGATTTGGATGTACTTGAAGATACCGTTGGTATTAAGAAATACATCCGAGGTTTGATTCGGAAAGGGAAAGACAGAAAAGAGGTTATTACCAAAACCGTTGAGAAATTCGAAGTACCAAGAAAACGTATTAGAGAACTTTATAAAGAGTGTACTAAATAATGAAACCAATAGAGATGATATGGGCTATGTTCAAGGTATACCTTAACAACCCAAACTATTTTGTAAAGCAAGAAGATGTACTTGCTAATTTATGTATGGAGGGTTCTACCGATGTAATCAGGATGTGTAATTCATTGGGAGTACATGTTTCTAGACCCGAGAAATTAACCTTTGGACAACTTTTACGTAAATGTAATATATTATGAACAGATTTAGATTTATCAAAGTAAGGGAGGTAATATCTCCCAACAGAGCAAACCCCAATGATGCTGGGTTAGATTTTTATGTACCAACTGATTTATATCCTGAGGATATTTATGACAAGAACGAATTTGATTCAAATGAGTATATTTTAGATATTCCATTTAATGAAAATTTCGTAAGGCATATAGCTTTAAAACCAGGTCATCGTATACTTATCCCATCGGGTATCAAAGGTTTGCTAGAACCTCCTGCATCTATGTTAATGGCAGCAAACAAATCTGGTATAGCTACTAAGAAAGGGTTAATCTTTACTGCCGAGATAGTGGATTCCCCTTATGTTGGAGAGATACATATTGGAGTATATAACACTTCTCAAGAAATTCAGGTTATCGAGGCGGGTCAAAAGCTGGTACAATTTATTCATGTACCAATTTATATTACCGAGCCAGAGGAGATTCAGCAAGAGGAGTTTTATACTGAATCACAAATGTGGGGAAGCAGAGGAGATAAAGGATTTGGTTCATCTCAAAACATAAAATAGTGGACATAAGGAATATAAATGAACAAGTGCCTCAGGTAGAAGAAACTGAGGCACGGATACTACAAGAAATGTATGATCTTGGGATAGAACAATTCTTTGGGTATAAAGAGATAGAAAGGTTACCTGATTATCCTTTAGATATAAATAACCCAAAGAACCAAGTTATCATAAAGGATTTTATTGGTAGGGTTATTGAGGAATTAACCGAAGGATTCGAATCTACCGATGAAGTAGTATCTATATATCGTGATTATGGATGGAATAATGATTGCTTAACCTCAGAAGAACACACTCAGGTATTAAATCATCTAGCAAATGCAAATGAGGAACAAGCAGATGCCTTGGGATTCTTCTTTACTTTGCTTTTGTATTCTAATATATTGCCAGAAGATATTCTGAAATACCAAGATGCAAAGAGTTTATTTGAGGTAATGGCAATCGGAGTCAAAGACCTACTTATCAAGTACCCAGATCATCGAAGTGTAAGGAAATATCCTATATTAAGTTCAACCGATTGGGCAAGAGAGGATAGGGCAGAGTATGATAAGATAGTTTCTTATACCCCAGGTTTTCATGAAATGAGCGAGATATCTCATGAAAACGAGAAGCTATATTTATGGGAAGTAATATATGAACTCAATAAAGCAAGGAACTTACTTAAATGTAGACCCTGGAAACAAACTCAAGTGATAACTAAAGAAATAGATTTTCAGGAATCATTAGTAAAAGCTTTCTATCTCTATATGGGATTCTTAGCCATGAATGGGTTTACTCCTTGCGGATTATTTAGTTTATTCTTTAAAAAACAACGTCTCAATTTATGGAGACAAAATACTAATTATTAATATGAAGAAAGACAATATACCAGATTACCCAAACTTTTATGTTTCTAAAAGAGGTAGAGTTTGGAAAAGGGTAAGAGATGGTACTTGGAAAGAATTATCATATATTAAAAATCCTACTAGAGGTTATTTATATGTTAGTTTACCTAAGGGAAAGCAATTTAGGTTGAATAGATTAGTTGCTATGATTCATATACCTAATCCAAATAATCTACCTATTGTAATGCACCTTGATAATAACATTTACAATAATCATTATAAGAATCTTAAATGGGGTACTTATAAGGAAAATACTCAACAAATGATGAGAGAAGGTAGGAATAGAGGTCAGTTTAAGTCTACCCTCACTAAACAACAAATTAGTTTAATATTAGAGAAATATAGTACAGGTAAATATTCTCAGATTCAATTAGCTAAGTTAGTGGGACTCAAGAGTCAAGGTAGAATAAGTAGAATAATAAATAAGTATCAACGTGTCAGGATGGAATAAGAAATTAGAGGGACTTCAACTTAATCCGGAGGAGTCCCTCCATTCGTTAGAATTTGCTACTTCACAAGAGGCATGGGAAAAACTCAATGAGGGATTCCTAAGATTAGAGCCTGCTTTATTTGGAAAGGGGGCTATGGCTAATAGTGGGGTAGCAGTAGTGTATAACGTATTTATAAAGATACGAAAAGCATGGGTAGACCCAGAATTTGATTATGGGCGGTGTTTCAATTATAAAGAAACTAAGTGGACTAGCTTATTGAATAACTACATAGATTTTAATAAGCTTGACTTGTTGCGTAGTAAACTGAGAGTACTGAGAAATAAGTACAATCAGAATTATAATATAACTTATATGTTTAACAATCATCATGATAACGGTAAACAATGTCTAATAGCTGCGACTTTTTCAAAACGATTCGGGGAAGACATCCCAGTTATTACAATGGTAGTTCGGGCTTCGGAGATTACCAAGAGGTTAATATTCGATTTCCTATTAATTCAACGAATGTCAGAGTACGTATATGGGCCGGACCAGTCAGTACAAATCAACCTATTTGCGACTCAAATGTACGGAAATGTGGAGACACTTCTAATGTATCATACCCATAAACCTTTGAAGAAGGTACTTAAAGGAGCAGAGGAGAATTCATGGAATAAGAGGATAAAAGAGATATGGAAAAAATTCCAAAAGGGCACAGAGAAGGAATTCTCTTCATTCAAGGTATTCTTTAGAAGTTTTAAAGTGCTTCGACCAGATTTATATGAGGAAACATATAAATCAATGAAAGCAAAAGAATTACTTCTTGAATATGAAGATATTGAATATCCCGAGAATGTAATCTCTTACTCTCAACGTAAAGCATATAAGAAGAAACTTTTAAAACAGAAGAAATGAGGATATATTCTAACAGCTTTGAGTTAATGTCAGAACTTGGCAGAGAACTCAACAGTTACGGTCAAACTGTAAAACCAAAGACCTATCAGAATAAAGTAATCGAAGGTAATGAGGATTTTATAACAAAGGAACTCATTTGCCAACAATATTGCTTAACTTCACTCGGAGACCCAGTATGGTTATTTGTATTCTCACATTCAAAAGAATGGGCAGATGCAGAGTTTGAGGAAAGAATTGGTTGGTACGAATTAAATCCTGGTAAAGCTTGGGAACTGAGGAAAGATTTATGGGAACAGTTTTTGGTGAATGGTAAGTTTGATTACACCTACCCAGAGCGTATTTGGAACTCGTTAGACATTTATGGTAGTACTTCTTTTAACTGTGATTCAGCAATGCAATCAGTTATTGAACTTCTTAAGAGGGATAATGATACTCGTAAAGCAGTACTCCCTATATTCCATGGTACAGATTTAAGATTCCTTGATGGAAGTAAACGTATACCTTGCTCAATGTATTATGATTTCCTTATCCGTCAGAATGGTAAAGGAGAGAAGGTATTACATATTTGCTATCATCAAAGAAGTTCGGACTTTGTACAACATTTCGGTAATGATGTATATCTTGCATGGAGACTCATGCAATATGTAGCTAAAGAGGTAGGAGTAAAACCGGGTTATCTGTATCACACAATCGATTCTCTTCATGTTTATAAGAAAGATTGGACATCATTAGCATCTAATCTGGAAGACTTACAAGAGAAATACTAATAATGAGGGATGTATCTACTACTGGTGGGTATGTCCCTTTTTCTATTTTAAAATATGGAGACACGGTATACAATAATAAAAAACAAGAGAGAGCTTAAGAAACTTATTGCTTGTTGTAAAGCTACAGGTTATGCTTGCTGTGACTACGAAACAAATGCAGAACCAATATATAATAAGGGTTTTAAGCCAACTATACTCTCAGTATCCTGGATGCCAGGGTTTGGTGCTTCCATTCCTTTAGACCATTTCGAAACAAAAGATTATACTTCACCGGGTTGGAATTGGAAAAAGATGCTAAAGAAATTTGGGGAAGAGGTAATCGAGAATTATGACATTGTAAAGGTTGCATGGAACTGGAAGTTTGATGACCAGATAAACCAAAAGTATAAAATATTCTATAGGGGTACTTGTTTAGATGGTATGCTTGCAAAATATGTTCTTAATGAGGAAAAACCCCATGACCTAAAATCAATGGTAAGAAGGTATTTGCCTGAGCATGGTAATTATGAGAAACAAGATGCTTTTGATAAAATACCTTGGGATAAAAAAGAATTAGACCCACTTTGCCATTATGGGTGTCAAGATACAGATTATACTCTTAGGTTAATGATATTCTTTGAGAAGAAGTTGGTGGATTTAGGTATGTATTCGGTATTCCGTAATTTATTCATGTGTAATTCACGAGTACTAACATCGGTAGAAAAGGAGGGTTTATATCTAGATACTGAGTTCAATAAAAAGCTTTTGGAAGAATATAAACCAAAAATAGATGCTGCTAGAGACGCAATATACGCTTTGCCAAGAGTAAAGAAATTCGAAAAGAAGTATAACCAAGAAAAGATTGATAAATATATTCAGTCTATTGAAGACGAACTTGAAGAGTTAGATTATAATGACCCAAAAGATAAACGGAAGATTGTATCAAGGGAACAGAAAATCTCTAATATCAAGGCAGGTATATTCACAACTAAAAAGGAACAAGAATTAATAAGGCCCATTAATCTTGGTAGTCCAGTTGATTTACCTAAATTAATGTATTCAGAAGATGGGTTTCATTTTGATGTAATCAAGGATAATGAATCTGGTAAGCCAAGTACTGATGAAGAAACTCTTACTAATCTAAGGTTAACAGTTAAAAAACCTGATTCACCAAAAGCAATATTTCTTGATAAGCTTCTTGAATTGAGAGGATTAGAGAAAATGTATAAGACCTATATCTATGGATGGTGGGAAAAGGTACAAGATGATTCCAGATTACATGGTAGGTATAATATACATGGTACTGACTCTAATCGGTTTAGTTCTGCCGACCCAAATATGCAGCAGATACCTAAGACATCCGTAGACCCAAATATCAAGAAGCAATTGGTTGCCCCCCCAGGTTATTTATATATGGCATTCGACTACTCTCAGGCTGAGTTAAGAATGATGGCTCACTTATCAGGTGATGAAACTTATTTGGAAGCATTTGCTAAGGGAGTAGACCCTCACCTTGGTATAGCAGCAGCAAAATATGGGGTTCCAATTGAGGAAGCGAGTAAAATATATGAAGACGAAAGTCATCCTGACCACAAGCTTTGGAAGGTAAGGAGAAAGCAAGCTAAGCAAATTGCATTTGGACTTATCTATGGAATTGGGGATGCTTTGCTAGCAATAAAATTGTCAGACCCAAAAGCTGGTATTATAGTTACTAAAGAGGAAGCTCGTAAGGAAATGGATGAGTTCTTTAAGAAACATCCTAAGATACTTAAATTTAAAGAGAAGCAAGAGAAATTCCTTCGTAAGCATGGGTATTATACCCAGTTATTTGGTACTAAGAGAAGATTACCCCAGATATACTCAAACGACAAACAAGAAGTTGCTTATGCTATTCGTTTGGGACTTAATTTCCCATGTCAAGGTGCTGCAGCAAATATGACCAACTTCGGAGCTATTCTTGTTTATTGGTTAATGCGACAAGGTAAATTACCAATGATGAAAGAAGCTTGTACGGTACATGATGCAGTATATATGTATTCTAAACCAGAAGATATAAATACATGGACTGTATATACCATTTGGAATATCCTACGTAACCCAAGTACTAATAAGTATTTCGGTTTTCAAGTAGATGACGTAACTCTATCAATGGATTTTACAATAGGTAGGTCTATGGCAGAAGAATTACCGTTTATTCCAGGCTATGATTATACTAGAATGTTAAAACCAGACTTTTCAGTAGAAGAGTACATGGAAGAATATCATAAGTTTAAAACCCATAAGATTGGTAATTTTAGTGCAGCTTCCCCCGAGGTATTTATGGAACTATATAAAAAGGAAATCCATAAATATCAACGAGAATATGAAGAATCGAGAAAAGGGTAATATACCAGGATTTAGTAATTACTACATATCCCGTACTGGGAAGTTATATTCGAAATTTACTGGTAATTGGAGATTGGTAAAACCTGCTATGAAAGATAATGGTTATTTATCTAACTCTTTAGTAGGAGATGGTGGTAAACGGAAGAACTTTTATAGACACAGGTTAGTTGCTTCTATTTACATCCCTAACCCAAACAATTATCCTCAAGTATGTCATAAAAATAACAATCCAGAGGATAATCGGGTAGGTAATTTATATTGGGGTACAGCTAAGATGAATATGGGTCAGTGTATAGAAGATAAAAGATTCTATTTTGTTGGTAAAGAACGAGAACGTAAGGTAAATGTAGAATTATTAATTTCTAGGTATATAGATGGTATACCAAGAAAAGATATACTAGAAGAATTCGGTATATCAACTGGAGTATTATATAAAATATTACGGTATAATAACATAAAACTAAGGAAATGAAGAAGATTTTAAACGGGCCCACGGTATGGAGGGCTAAATGCCCAGTATGTGATTGCGAATTTGAATATGATACCAGTGAAACTTTTGGGGTTTATAATAAATCTGGGGATTATTTTAGGATAGTACAATGTCCTAATTGTAAAACTAATATAAAGCATTCAGATTCAGTATCTACCATTACAGGAGTGAAAAGAGAAGATACTATGTCTACATAAATAATATAAATTTATGGAATTATGGCAACACAGAAAGAGATTGATAATGCAAGTAAGTTAACTGCCCTCACTTATATGGTTGCAGGTTGCTTAGGTTATTCTATTGAAAATTTACTTAAGTATTTAGATGTGGTTAATCTAAGGTTGAGTGGACAAGAAAAAATGTTACTTAACCGATTAAAGACTCAGTTATCTCAAGTACAAACTAATCTTACTACTTTAGAGGGATTGGCTTTTAAAGTAATGGCTAAAGATGAGGATGGTAAACTTGCTTATGAAGATGCCACCCATATTTATTGGGCTGCATTTTTAGCCTTACTCGATAGAGGTGGTACTGATAACTTATGCGACTTAAGATTAATGGCTTTGGTAGATAAGGTAAGCATCTATAAATCTCTTCTTAATTTGCCTGGTATGAAACTCTCCTATCAAATGGCTTTTGCTCAAGTAACTAAAGCAATAAGCAAAGGGGAATTTAGTAAAGAAGACTTTAAAAACCTATTAGAAGTTTATGAAGACGGAACTGAAAAAACTAAAGGTTAAATTTGAAGGTAAACTTATTGAGATTGATATTCAAAAAGAATTATCTATCAATGAGAATATCATTAACTCTCAGCTACGAGAATCTCCTTCTAGTTATTATGTACTTGCTTCTTTGAGAGATAAGTATATAAAAGAACGAGATGCTCTAGCAAGGGAAAAAGAAGAAGCTTATTCGAATGCTTGGTTATATTATAAGGATGCTAATGAAAGATGGAATAATGAATACGTATCTCATAAGGCAAACCTTAACAAGAAATACTCTTCTATCAATGAGAGGTATTTGAAAGCTGTAGAAAAAGCAAATAAGTTCATAACTATATGTAAGTGCTATGAGTCACGCGAAAATATATTAAGAACTATTAATGCGAACCTAAGAAAAGGTTAACCCATTGAACTATAAACAATTACTAACTTTTAAAAACAGTATTAGAATATGAATTATTCAATGACATTTATCTCACCTCTTGTAGCTGAGAAATTTAATCAAGAATTACCCGGATGCCCAACAGAAAACCGGGTACTTATTTTATCTCCCAAGGAGGTAAACCAAACTAAATCTGGTTTGATTATCCCTGAACAAGTAAAAGAGGGAGTTCCTCGTAAAGGGGTTGTAGTAAAGAGTGGGGAAATTACCGAAGAATACAAAACCTACCGAGAATTGGTTGCTGTAGGTAGGATAGTTACCTATGGTTTGTATGCAGGTAAAGAACTTGAATTCGAAACGGACAAACTATCTCCTGCTCTCAAACAACTTTTAGAGAAAAACGTTCTTACCGTATTGAGTATGAACGAAGTAGTTTACTCAGAACCGAATAATTAAAACTAATCATTATGATAAAAGACAAGAAGAAAAAGAAAGTTTCATCAGAGGGACTTTCTACAAAAGAAAAGATGCTAGCTAGAAAGAAACAGCTAGAATCCAAGGGAAATGGTAGTGGGTTAGTATATCCAAAAGAGGGAACTCTGAGAATGAGAATTAAATCTCCGGGTGATGACCAAGAATTGGGTATCGAAATTATTCAATTCTACCTGGGTGGCAATTTGGGAGGAGTTATATCTCCGGCTACTTTTGATGAACCTTGCCCATTCATGGAGAAATACCAAGAATTGAAAAACTCCAAGGATGAAGATGACAAGGAACTTGCCAAGAATTTGGTACCAAGAAGAAGATATGTTATCGGTGGTATCATTTACTCAGACGAAAAGGGTAGTAAGGTAGATTACGAAGGCAAAGATAAGGGAGTTTTAGTTCCTCGCTCAGTATACCAGGATATCATTGACCTTTACCTTGATGAAGATGAGGCAGGTGATATGACAGATCCAAAAACTGGATACGATATCAAGGTAATTCGTTCCGGGTCTGGTAAACTAGATACCACTTATTCTGCTCGTGCTTGCAAACCAACTAAGTTGGACAAGAAATATCAAGGTACAATTGACCTTGAGGGGATAGTTCGTTCTCAAATCAAATCCTATGATGAGTTGGAAGATTTACTTTCACAGTATCTAAACGAAGACCATGGGGATGACGATGATGACGATAAGTCAAAGAAGAAAAAGGAAAAGGGAGTTCACAAAGACCATTACATGGAAGATGATGAACCTAAGAAAAAGAAAAGAAAATACAAATCGGATATTTAAGGGTTAGTAATAGGGTTTCATTCGAAGGTGGTAATTAGATTCGTTCTGTTATCACCTTCTTTAGTTTAAAGACATTACATTATGGCAAAGAAATCTAAGGTTGGTTTAAAAGTACCAACAGCAAATGAGATGGCAAAGAAATATGGAAGTATGATTAAATTAGCTTCAGAAGTTACTGATACCGATTTATATATACCATCTACTTTCTTTGCTCTGAACTACTTATTCGGTAAGGGTATTCCTTATGGTAAAATCGTTGAGATTGCTGGAGAGGAATCCTCTGGTAAATCTTTAGTGGCTTATAACTTTGCTTATGCTACTCAACAACTTGGAGGTCATGTGATATGGGTAGATGCTGAACAATCCTGGATGAATTCTTGGGCTGAAATAAATGGGGTAGACCCCGCAAGAGTAACCATTGTTAATGATACACGTATTGAATATATTGCAGATGTAGTAGCAGACTTAGCAATATATTTACGTTCTCAATTAACTCACAATGAACCGATACTCTTAGTAATTGATTCTATTGCAGCTACAGACTGTACAGATAATATCGATGCTAAGATGGTTGATGGTAAAGCAGAAATGGGAGGTAGAGCAAAGGCTCTTTACAAATACTTCCGTATCAGAAGTGAGTTATTCTACAAGCTGGGAGTATCTCAGATCTATATTAACCAATTAAGAACTGCTTTAAATGTCGGATTTGGAAAAGATAACACAACAACTACGGGAGGTGCTGCACTCAAATTCTATGCTTCAATCAGAGCTGCTTTCTATTCGGGAAGGTCTGTTACAATCAAACAAAACGGGAAAGAAAGAAAAGCTGGAAAACTTGTCACAATTAGACTTATTAAAAATAAGGTCGCTCCTCCTAGACCTACAATTAGTAAATGCCCAGTATATTTCAACCCTAAATTCCATGAGGTTGGATTTGATAGATGCTATGCTTTAGAAGATGTATTGGTAGATACCGATGTAATCGAAAAAACTACTGGTGGGTATAAATTGAAAGGGAAAACTCTTGCAAGAGGAGAAGAGAAATTCCAAAAGCTTCTGGAAGAAGACGATGAACTTCGTAGAAAACTTTTACGGAAAGCTGGAGTAAATACCATAGGTACTACTAAAAAACAACTGGAGAAAATAGAAACAAATCTATTCCCAGTCGATGGTGTAGAATATGAAAACTATTCAGATTCAGAAGAGGAGGAGGAAGACGATGAATAAGAAAACAATATTACTGATTGACGGCGAGAATATTCTCCATCAGTCTTTTCATAAGTTCGAAAAACTTAAATCTACCGATGGCAAACCGAGTGGGGCAATATTCGGATTTTTCAAATCTCTACATATGTATCTTACAAGGTTCGAACCGGATGAGGTTTATATTTCATTCGATAATGGTCATTCACCAGTAAGGACGAAGTTATTGCCCAATTACAAGGGACATAGAAAAAATATATCTGTAGATTACGAATCATTGCAAAAGCAAAAGGCAATTATAATGAAAATGCTGGGTATGCTAAGAATTAATTATATCTTCGATAAAAAGAAATCTACAGTATATGAAGGAGATGACTTCTTAGCATACCTTGCAATTAAAAAATTCCAATCCGAGAAAATGATACTTATATCATCGGATAAAGACTTTAACCAGTTGCTATCAAATAACCTGAGGATATATAATCCCAGAAAAGATGAGATGATAAGAATGGATAACTGCAAAGAATTATTCGGTTATCATTCTCATGAAACGGTAGAGTACCTTGCAATGGTTGGAGATACTTCCGATGATATACCAGGGTTCCCGGGTATAGGCCCAGTAAAAGCAAGGAAAATCCTTGATGAGGGTAGAATTGAGAAGTTTATTGCCCAGAGTAAGAACAAAGAATATCTTCAAATATGGAAAAGGAATGAACAGTTAATCGACCTTTTCTGGTTTGTAAGACATAATCCATTGGATAAGTTACCAATTAAGTCAAAGAAGAAGTTTAAGTATGAGAAATTCAAAGAACTTTGTATCGAATACTCTTTAGCATCATTTTTGACAAATGAATTTATAAAACCATTTAAAGCATTACATCATGAGTAAGAGAATTATGTTTGTGGGTCCCTCTGGTATAGGGAAAACTACTTTAGCTAAGTATGTAGCTAAGAGAGAAGATCTACCTTTTATTTCTGGTAGTATGTCAGATTTATTACCTGCTACTGAAGGGGTATCACATAATGAAATATTATCCCTCGGTTCGGAGGCAATGTATAAAGCAGATTTTCAACTTCTGAACAAAAGGAATAGGTTATTCAAGGATAGAGAATACTTCGTAACTGATAGGAGTTATGCAGATTTGGCTGCTTATTTTTGGTATAAGCAATCAAGAACTTTACCAGAATGTGAAATGGAACATTTTTTCTGTCAATGTAAGACTTTAATGGAAGATCAATGTGATGTAGCAATCTTCTTACCATTAAATCTAGATACTTATAAGCATTGGTCAATGGAAGATAATGGTAAGAGAATACTTAACAGATTCTTCCAAGTTCAGATATCATCTCTTATGGGGGAATTGCTTGCAAATTGGGAAATACCCACTATTTGTATATCTGAGCTCGATTTAGGTATGAGAACGGAACAAATCAATTACCATTTAGATAGGATATGGGGAAAGAAGTAATAGCAATAGCCTTTTCAGATTTACATATAAATCTATGGGCTAAGTTTAATGAGAACAATCACAGGACCCTGAATAGTTTCAGGGTTTTGTCGATTATACGGAAATTATGTAGAAGGTTTAACTGTCCTGCATTATTTTGTGGAGACTTATTTCATAAGGCCGAAACAATGGACCAAGAATTAGCAGAGATATGTTATAATGAACTAATCGAAGGATTTTGGATATATGCCATATCTGGAAATCATGATATTAAGAAAATAAGTAAGGTTGGTACTAAACCCTTTAGCTGGCTTTATCAAGTAGAGAAGTATGGTATCATGATATTAGATTATGAAAAAACCCAACTATCTTCTACACATAAAGATATTATGGTATATGGGGTTCCTTATATTGATAATAATGTGGGTCTAAGTGAATACTTAAAGAAGTTAGAATTAGATAAAAGTAAAAAGAATATTCTTTTACTACACACCGATTATCCTGGTGCAAAAGATACAGATGGTAGGGAAATAGATTCCGTAGAAAACTTAAATGTGAATGTTCTCAATAGGTTCGATTTAGTATTATGTGGGCATATACACAAACCACAAAGACTATCAAAGAAGGTTTATATGATTGGAGCCCCTAACCATCAGAGGAGAACCGATAGGGGATGTGAATTGGGGTATTGGAAAATCTATGAAGATTTGTCTCTGAAGTTTGTACCTTTGAAAAATTTCCCAAAGTTCATCGATGTAGAAAGGGAAGAGGATATTAGGGATGATGGCAATTATTATACGGTAATCCCTCAAAAAGCTAGTACTCCAGTTAATAACAAACATAAGATTACTAAGCAACTTTCTAAGAAGTCTCTAGCAAAGAGATACCTAAGAGAGAAAGGTATTAAAGATGAGGTTAAAACTAATCTATTAATTGAAACACTTAAAAAAGCTGAATCATGTTAACATTTCTAAGTATGGATGCAGAGGGATTCTGTTCAATAGAATCCCTACATTTGTTATTGAATACCCAATGTACCATACTAATCAAAGCTCCGAATGGCAAAGGGAAATCCACTATCCTATCTGCTTTGGTATGGGCAATATATGGGAAAAACCTAAAGGGAGTTTCTGAGGTAAATACATGGAAACAAGTAAGACCTAAAGATTACAAAGGTACCAGAGTTCAAGTATACTTTCAGAAAGATTCACATACTTATAAGATAATAAGATGTCAAAAGTATGAGGAAGTACTTGATGATGGGGCTAAAGGTAAAGACCGACTTATATTTATCAAGGATGGTGATGTCATTGATATAAAAGGGAAAGGTAAAATACAAGAGGCCATAAACAGAGAAATAGGTTTATCATATACTCTGTTTATGAATTCAATTATGTTTGGCCAGGGTATAAGGAGGCTTATACAAGAGTCTAATTCAGATAAGAAAAAGATATTCGAAGAAGTATTTGATTTAGAGTTCTTAAACCTTGCTAAGGGAATTGCATTGCAAGATAAGAATAACCTTATATCTCAGATAAACGAAGTAGAGCATGAGTCTCAAATGCTGAAGAAAGAATTAGAGGCTAACAAGGAGGCTTACTTTGATATGAGAGATAGAGAGAAATCATTCAAACAAAAGATTAGGGAAGAGAGGAAAGAACTAAAACAGGATAGGGAGAAGCTAACTAAGTTACTGATTGAAAAACAAAAACAGATTAAAGATGAAATAGATGCCTCACTTCAGATAAAAATTAAGAAACAGAATAAGATAATTCTGGATTTGAGAGGTAAGATAAAAGATGCTAAGAGTTTATCTAATGTACCTTTAAAGAAGGTCATTAAAGAATTAGTAATACAGTTAGAAGCTGGACACTACAAACGTGCATTACGAGATGCTAAATCAATATATAAGGCATTCTCTGACCTTGACAAATATGATAAAGAGTATCAAGAGGCTTTAGAGAGGTTAGAGGAATTAAGTAGTGTTAATGATAAGTACAGAAAACTAAAATCTGAATGTGATGATATTGCTTCTGACATTGCTACTGTTGATGAGGATTTATCTAAACTCAAAGCAGAGAAACTTAAAGTCATGTCTCCCAAGTATAAACAAAAGCTTAGGGAGATTAGGAAAAATCTACGGAAAGTTGATGAAGACTTTCATAACAAAGAAGCTGAGTTAGAGAATTACAATTGGTTAATTAACGACCCATTGGGAAATAATGGAATCAAGGCATATCTATTTGATTCATCACTTGAGTTCTTAAATAAATGCTTGGATAAATATTCAGAGGTATTAGGTTTTAGGATAGAATTTAACATTGATTTAGGGACTGCTAGAAAAGAATTTGTTACTCTTATTGAAAGAGATGGGCAAATCATTGATTATGATGAACTTAGCGGTGGTGAAAAACAATTAGTTAATGTGGCAATGGCATTTGCAATGAACGAAGCCCTTACTGCATCTAAAGGTATCAATCTTGCTTTCTTAGATGAGGTATTTGAATCTCTGAGTTCAGATAATGTTGAGGTTGTAACTTCCCTGATAAGACATATATTCAAAGATAAAACTCTATTCTTGATTACTCATTTAGACTCACTTCCTCTTGGTAATACGAAAATCCTGCAAGTGGAAAAAACCAACGGCCTTAGTAGGTACCAATTACTTTAAATTATGAAAGATAGTAACTTAATAAATTACCCTAATTATAGAGTTTCTAAACGAGGTAGGATAATTAGGATTTCAGATGGTAAGATTATAAAATGTTATTTAAACCGTAAGTTTAATAGGTATTACTGTTGGTTATATAACTCAAATAATCATCGTATTAAAGTATATAGATATAGATTAGTGGCAATGGCTTGGATACCTAATCCAGGAAATAAACCCGAAGTTTGCCATATAGATAATAATTCAATCCATGATTATTATAAAAATCTCTATTGGGGTACACATAAAGAAAATATGGAACAAATGGCTAGAGATGGTAGGAGCACTCGGAATAGAGGTATTAAAAAGTTGAGAGTTATTTTAATAAGAAAGAGGTCTTACCAAAAGGTATCTTTCGAAGTGCCTATTGAGAAACTAGAAGTTATAGTTAAGAATTTTTTCGGTAGTAGTTGAGGCTATAATGGTATATAAAATACAATACACCATTATATTATGAACTCTAAGAATAAAGGAAATCGATTCGAAAGAAAGATAGGTGCTTGGTTTACAAAATGGACCGGGTACAAATTTGAAAGGAATAGAGCGGGGAGTGGAGCTTGGCATTCAAACAAGGACTCCACTTCCGATTTAACCTGTACTGATGAAAGGCATGCTCATAGATGTAAGATATCCATCGAATGCAAGAATTATAAAGAGATTAAGTTTGAACATCTACTCTTAGGTAATAAGGGATGCGATATATTGAAATTCTGGGAACAAGCTTCTAAGGATGCAAAAAGAGCAAATAAAGTTCCTATACTCTGTATGAGATATAATTCAATGCCCTCAGAAGAATTTTTCTTTGTAGTTGGAAAGGATTTATCTTCCGTATTCTATAAACCCCTATTCGATAAAGCCAATATTATGGTAATTGATGTACCAAAGATAGATGAGATTCTTTATGTATTCATGGCTAGTGACATATTGAAGAATGTAAACTATAAGTTAGTACATAAACAAGCTAAGTTAATTCTTAAAAACCGGTAACCTATGAAGAAGCATACCCCATACTCATATTGTATATTTTACCTTGAAAGGAAGTACTGTGATAAAATTAATAAAGAACTCAAAGAAAAGGGGTATGACCAAATCAAGGCAATTATTCCTATGGTAAACGTATTAAGAAAAACCACAAAGGGTAAGATGGTATTCGAAGAAGTACCAGTATTATTCAATTATGGTTTTATGAGAATGCCTACTAAATTAGCATTCTCAAGGCCATTTCTTAATAAGTTACGTAGAAATATATCTGGTATCAGAACTTGGTTACGTAATACTGAGACAATGCACCCAAGAAAGAAAAAGGTAAGGATTGACAATGCAGAAGAATTTGATGATTTTTCTTTAGTGGCTACTTGTAGTAGAAAAGAAGTAAGGCGATTTAAACGTATTGCTAGAGAGAATAAGAAGTTTTCAGTGGATGATTTAGTCAATGTAAAGCCTGGAGATTACTTAGTATTACGGGGTTATCCTTATGAGGGAGTAGATGCTACAGTATTAGAGGTTGACCATCTTTGTAAAAGAGTAAAAGTTCTTATATACCCTGAAATGGGAAGAATGGAAGTATGGTTACCTTTTGACAACGTTATATATAGTGTATATTTAAATCATGATCCAGATAAGCTTTATGCTAATTCTGGGGAATATGACCCTAATCAGATAACCCATGAAGCAATTGATAGTATAATGAGATATAGGAGAATTTAATGTTATGAACGAAGCTCAACAAAAAGCCTGGAGTTGTTTAATTGATAAAGAACAACAATCATTATTCCTTCAACTATCAGAAAGTAAATCTTCATGGGAAGCTGGTGAAATTTTAAAGTTATCTCATTACAAGTATCTTGAAATCCGGGAACGGTCAGAGAAATTCTTTAGGCTATTCTCGGATTTTTTTGAGAAACACACTTCTATTTTTCGACCAGATTGCCCCTGTGAGAGGAATTTCCAAGATTATATGGAGGGATGTTTAGAGAAACGATTAAAAAGAAAAGAAGCAAGCTTATTCACAGGAGACTCAGCTCAATTACTCCCAAAGGTAAACTCTAAAAATATAGAGAGAAACATGAAGAGGTTAAAGGAGTCTGAGGATGAATGGGACATAGATACTCTAAGATTAATTCTTGAATTTGATAGGTGGAATAACTTTAGAATACTTCCAAGGATGCTACAACAGCCATCTGCATTTAAAAGGCGGTCGAATAAGAAGGATAAGATATATATCAAATACCTACTTAATAGGGTACCGGATTGGATGCACACTAAACTCAAGGAAAGGTTTAGGTATAAAGTAAAACCAGGAAAGAAAAAGTATTGGGTAGCTTTAATATCTGAGGACCTATATACCGATGGTTATCTATTGTTACCAGTAAGACCTTTGGATGAAGTAGTAGATGAATTTAGTAGATTCTACATGTATGTATTCAAAACTAAAGATGATGCTGATACCTTTGGTTTTATGGTATCTAAGTTCATGATTAAAACCGAATCTGTTAAGCTTGGACAAAAATTCTGGCCAGAGTACCGTTGCTGTGTGGAAAAAGCAGTAAACTATAATCAAGTGAACAACATAGAATTCAATATTAAGAAATTGGATATGGCTTATAACACACATATCAAGAGAAAGCATAAAAAACCTAAATCCACTGCTGCGAACCGAGCAAAAACCTCGGATTTTTATAAAAATAAATAGAGAAATAAGATAAGATTAAATTATTTATTCTTATATTTGCAAAGAAAATAAATGAATATTTAAAAATATTGATGATATGGCAAAAAAGAGTAGAAAAGACATGAAAGCCCCATCCAAGGAGAAATCAAATTTCCTTGGTGCTTCTGGGAGAAACATGACTTATAAGGATTTAAAGAGAAAGGCTATCATATTAGGGATGCCTTTCCCTGATGCTTGTTCTGCTGGGGTATTTGACTTATTACATTATATCAATGTATCAGAAGAAAAGCCCGATAAATCGTTAATTGATAAATATGACGATTGGATGGATAAGCAATTAGAAAATATTGGGTATTCGAAAGATGACCCATTAAGAAATTCTCGATTAAGGCTTGGGTTTCTCGGAGAAGAAGGGGAAAATGGGCAAAGAAGAACCAAACGAGTTCCTGGGATAAAGAAACCTCGAGAAAAGAAACCACCAAGAGAGAGGGATGAATTTAATCTTATCAAGGGTACAAAGAAATCTTATGTATTTGAATTAACTGCAAAAGGTTTTGAACTTGATAGAGTTATTCGGAGAATGAAAAAGAAATTCCCCGAAGCAAATGAGAAATCTATCAATCTTTGGTATAGAATGGCAAAGAGGGATATAAATGGTAAAACTAAAGGAAAGTAACAACGGACCCATACGACCAGATAGATATTATATATGGACTTGGAGACCAGATACTACCAATAAGATTGTTACTGAAAAGAAATTATATAGGAAACATCTAACCGGTATACCATACTTTACTAGACACCAAGTAAAGGTTACCTTAGTTTATCTTTATGGTGTAGATGTTCTTCAGTATATCCATATAATATCTGGGAGGAAACTTATAAAACAAGGCATTAGAGAATTATCCGATATGAATGGTAAACTTCTTAAAAAGGGTAGTACTAAATTCTGGTTTAAGGGTAAATTCGTAAAAGCAAGGAAGTTCATAATGCCCGATGAATATCACATAGATAAACACCGACGAAGAAGATTTATGGTACAAATGCACCGAGTCTTTAAGTCTAAAGGAAAAAAGGAATTCAATGAAAGGTACTCAATCAAACTCTATGGACAACGGCAAGGCATATCTCCCAAGTATACAAGGCAAAAGAGATTACAAATCAATCTTGCTATCCTACAGGATTTACAACAGGCTGAGTCAAGAGGAGAAACATAAATTCAATCTGTTATTCCTGCAGTATCCTCCATTGGTAAGTTCATTGGCTTTATATTTAAGAAAGAAGATGAACATCCCAATACAAAAGGTACTATTTATCAAAGCACAAAGGGATATGCTTGAAATATTCGATGAGGCATCACTTAAATTTTTAGGGTATTTGCCTAAAGAAAGGTTTATTAAGAAGTCTCTATTATTTCAAGGGTTTGTTCCATTAGAGAGTATTAAACTTAGAAGGTCTTATGCTTATATAATGACAAATAGGATGATAGAAAATAAAATATGGGTCTACCCAATTCGATTATCCGATAACTATAAAACAATGATAAAAGGGAAATACAAATCCTATACCGAAGTATTTGGGAAGGTGGGTATTCCTGGGATAACTAAAATTAAATATAGCAATGAATAATAACGAAGGTTTTAAAATCACAGCACATCAACCAGCAAACCCATTTGCAGGTAAGAAGTTTAAGATAGTCACTTATCAAGGTGACAAGGAACTTGCCTCTCAGGCAATAACAATTGAATCTCAATTAGAATTAAAGACAACTCTAGATGAGATAAAACAATTCAATATTGCTCAGGAGGAATTAGTAAAATCTGGGTATACTCAGAAATCCATACTGGTAAAGAAACTTATAACAGAGTGATATAAATAAATTATTAACCAACTTAAACATTACGAAAATGGCTAAGAAGAAAAAAGAAGTGGAACTGAAAGAAGTTTCCAGAACAGAAATCAATGGTGCAATCATCATTAAGTACGAAGACGGCTCAGTAAAGATTATCCCTGCTCCTATCATGCTTTCTGCCGAAGAAGCCGAAGACCTTTTTGGTTCTGAATCCGATGACGAGGAAGAAGAAGAAGAGGAAGAATCAGACGATGATGATGATGATTCCGAAGAGGAAGAAGAAGAAGAGGAATCGGATGATGACGATGAGGAAGATGAGGAAGAAGAAGAGGAATCAGATGATGACGATGAGGAAGAATCAGACGATGAGGAAGAAGAAGAGGAAGAACTGACCAGTGAAGAACTTGCCGAAATGGACTTCGAAGAACTTGAGGATGTCTGCGACGACAAAGACCTTGAAACTGACCCAGACGATTATGATGAAGACGACGTCGAAAAACTCCGTAAAGCAATTGCCAAAGAACTCGGTCTCAAATTGCCGGCAAAGAAAGAAACCAAAGGTAAAGGCAAGAAAGGGAAAAAGTAATCTGGTAACTGTATTCAAGATTTAAAAGAAGGTAGGGAAATTTCCCTACCTTTACTATCAACTATTAATAAACGTAGAAGTTTACTTATAATAACCATTAACTTATAAAACATTAAAAATTATGGCAACAAAGAAATCAGACTCCAAGAAGAAAGGGGATAAGGAAAAAGACCCCGAAAAAGAAGCTAAACGTAAAGCTCGTCAAGAGGCACTCAAGAATCGGCCGGCTGAACAACGCCCTAACAGCAAGCAAATCGATGTTATTGCCATTAACGACAAATCCAAGGTAATGAACTTTGGTTATGCCGTTAAGAACAAGGAAGGTTATCAGGGTGTAGTGGTTACTTCTGTATTGGTTACGGATGGCAAACCGGTATCAACTTCAGTTTCATTCGTTCCGGGAACTCTTACCGTTAAGTCTAAGAAAGGACATGGCGTTATTTGTTCTCCGAAAAACAAAAAGGCTAAGGAAGAAGAAGAGGAAGAATCAGAAGATTAAACTCTAACTTACTAACTACTATCCCATATGTCTGCTATATAAATTTAGAGTTTAAGTTCATATGAATAACATCTACACTTAGGACGTTGTTCAGCCAAAAGCTCATTGCCTGTGAAGGTAGTGGGCTTTAATTTTTTATACCCATGGAAGAAGAGAAATTAGCAATTCGAAAGAATATTCGAATACTTGCATTGGATAATCTAATAAATACTTATACTGATGTACTAGAAGATAAAGAATTAAACCTGGGACCAGATGAAAGGGAACTTGCCATCAATATAATAAATGAGGCAAGAGAAATGCTATCAGAAGAAACTCAGGAAGTATCTAACCAAGTAATGCAAAGACCCAAATGGAAAAAGACTTAAGATTATTAGTGGGAAACATTAATCAAACTCTCAGAGAATTAGATTATGTTTCGTACCTTAAAAAGGTAGCTCTTAGTAAGGGTAAGAAAGGCGAATACCAATCCCATAGGTTGAAGAGTAATTATCTGAAAAGAAAACTCATATCTCTTAAAGGAGCCCTGAATAAAAAACTTCATGGGACTTATATTGTTGCCCAATTTAATTTTATAAGGGGGGAACAGAAAGAAACTTTTGAACAAACTTTTACGGACTTATCTCAGAAAGAGGTAGAAGATATACTTCAACTCGAGGCAGTTTTAAAACAATGCAGTTTAGAAATCCTAGAAATTAAAGAAATCCCAACCCAAATTAGGAAAGTATAACTATGGTATTATGTAAATAGGAAATTCAATTATTCACCTAATATAAATGAAAATGGCTAAGAAAAACGAAAAGAAGAGTAAATCGGAATCCAAGACTCCGGAACTCACAAAGGCTAAGAAAGCTTTGGATGCTTACCTTAAAGAGAACAAGTTGGACCCTACTAAGGATTGGACCAAAGACAAGAAACATGGTAAAAAGGTTACCGAACTTGTAAACAAGCTCAATAAGGAAAGAGACAAAGTTGCTGCTGCCTATCCTGAAGCTGACCAAGAGAACAACAAGAAATTGGTAAAACTCCAGGAAAAAGAGAAGAAGGAAAAAGCTGAGAAGAAGGCTGCCAAAGAGAAAAAGGAAAAGAAAGGAAATGGCGGTAGAACAGTTACCAAATACGATTATCCTCTCATCGATGGCAGAGAAATGACTTCGGCTGAGAAGAAAAAATACCGTATGGAGCAAAGAAAACTTGCTTCAGGTAAGGCTCCCAAGGAGGAAAAGGAAACTAAGAAAAAGAAGGAAGAAAGGGTAAAAGAAAAACCGGCTTCCGATAAGAAAGATAAGAAGGCCAAAGACAAGAAGAAAAAGAAGGCCGCTAAAGAAGAAGATTAATAAGAGCACTTTTTACTTTTACTTATCATATTTTTGAGTATTCGTTAATAATGGTAGAAGGCCTGGCAATATAAAAATTGTTCAGGCCTTTTATTTTCTAATTAAGTCGAAAATGGAACAAGAAGTATATAAACCAAAACTTAGAATCACTACACTATCAGAGAATGGTACCCCATTATCAGATAGGTTGGTAGATGCCTATACCGAGATGAATTCAGGTCCAAAGGTACAGCATAACGGTCCCATAAGAGTAGAAGTAACTCTTACTAATAAACAAGATATTGATAACTTCAAAGAATACTTAGATAGGTTATCTGGTACATTGCCTGCTAAGGCACCTAATGTGGGCAGAGGAAGACCTGCAGGGTCTACAACTAAGGAATTGGAATCACCAAGGGAGGATATTCTTGCAGATGTAGAAAAAATGATTGAAGAAGGTAAAAGCCAACAAGATATCATTAAATATCTTAGGGGATTGGGATTTGTATTTATCCTTACTGAGGACTTTCTATTTCACTTTCCTGGATTTGAGTTCAATAAAAAGGATGTGGGAGAAGCAACAGACAACAAGCAATATCCAAATTCATTCTCTTGGATGGCAAGATGTATCAAACGGGCTAAGGACCCAAAAGCAGATAAATTTGACCCAATGGTAATCTTTGGTTTTAGCATTCTTGGGGGACCCTCGAAAAAGATTATCCCATATCTCTATAAGGAAAGGAAGAAACCATTAAGGGCCCAAGTTGGTAAAAACGTAATCTCTTTCTCTCAGGCAGAATTCACTAAACTGCCTACTTTCATGTTAGAAGATGAAAGGGTTAAATTCTCTACAGAACAGAGGCAATTACTCCTTAATCCAGAAAAGAAACCATCTAAATTCTTTATGAGATGGTCAAGGGATGTGTTATTGCCCAATTCGGTATACGAAAAGTTAAAGAATAGAGATGGGCTAATCTTTAAAAATGATTTTGTAAATGAAAAAAGATAATATACCAGGTTTAGAGGGATATTATATAAGTAGGTTGGGTATTTTATGGAGCCGATATCATAAATCTGGTAAATTAACTCAGAATGAATGGCATAAAGTAAAACCCAACCATAATCAAAGAGGTTATCTTTTTGTTCAAAAGAAAGGTAAGTGTTGGTATTTACATAGGTTAGTAGCCTTAGCCTATATTCCAAACCCAGAAAATAAACCTTGTGTATGTCATAGAGATAATGTGGTAACTCATAATCGATATAGGAACCTTTACTGGGGTACACAGGCTGAAAATATGCAGCAATGTATTAATGATGGGAGAACTTTAAAGGGTAATAAAAACCCAATGTACGGGATATCAAGGAGAGGAGCTGCTAATCCAAACGCTAAATTAACTAAAACTCAAAGAAAGGAAATACTCCATAGAAGTAAAAGAGGTGAATCAATAGGAGAGCTAGCAAATTTATTCGGAGTATCAAAAGTAACGGTTAGAAGGGTATTAAATCCTAACCTAAGATCCTTCAATAGAATCCGCTAACACTTACCTCCGTATTTATTAAAAGAGTATTTTATATAAAATAATTTTAGTATATTTGCATAAAGAGAATTTAATTATGGACAAGGAAACAAAAGACATCGTAAAGCTCATTGCTAGTATTCAGATTGAATCGCTCAACTCAATCAAAGAGGATGTTAAAAATGGGAATGACATTGCCCAAGACTTAATCAAAAAACTCCTTCAGATTGAGGATGACGAAATAATTCGAGCACTAGATGAGCACATTGAATTATACGTAGAAATGGAGAATACCCCTCAACTGATAAATATGCTAAGTGAATACCAAATGCTGGTATGCTCTCACATATTGTTCAGAATGGAAGATGAATGGGTACATACTAATTCTCAGGGAGTACTTGGTACTTGGGCAATATTCCAGAGGGCAAATCTCAAATTCCACCCAGAACTAACACTTTTAAAATTTTAATATAGACATGGAAAAGAACGAATACTTAGAATCAATAGAAATGAACACCGGAGTCGAAATGATTCCTTGCGAATCCTCTAATATTGAGGGCTTTGGTTATGACTCAAAGAAAAAACAACTTTGGGTTGCTTTTAAAGGTAGTCGAGTTTATCGCTATGATGATGTACCTTATGAAATCTGCAACGGTTTACATCAAGCAGGATCAAAAGGTAAATACCTTGCAAAGAACATTAAAAATAAATTCGAAACTACAGGTTATGAACTCAGAAACTAAATTCATATTGGGCCTGGTAACCCTGGGGGCAGTGATTTACTTTATTGGTGAGAATAGAACTCATCAAGTAGAAGTGAGCACTGCTCCTTCTCGTTTTGAAAGTCCAATAACCAAGTTAATCTCTCTTCAAGATAGCATGGGTATTAAACCAAAAGAAAGGGAGCAAAAGAAACAATGGTATAAGTATAGGGTAGAAATAGAAACTATTCCAGAAAATCAAATCTATAAGATTGAGAAATCTGGATACCAGCAATATGAAGTTTCTAGATTGGGTGAAACTTATTCCTATGTAACCTACGAATTTACCTCAGACAAGGTAATGACTACTCAAGAAGCCTATGACTTCGTAAAGAAATATCCTGAAAGATGTACAAGGGTACCAAATACATCACAAGATAACATTTACGATAAATATAACGAGGATTATGAAGATTACATAAATGATCCAGAGGATGAAATTAACTATCCTCCAGAAATCTTCGACTTCCTAGCCGATTAACCCGAGCAAATAGAAAATAATTCAAATAAAATTTTTCTATTTAAAATAAAGTTCTTATATTTGTATCAGAAAAAGAAATTAATCATTTTACTAACATTTTAAATATAGACGTTATGAAAAAGAATGAATCAAAGGTTACTAACCTGGTTGCAACTAAGGTTGCCGAACAACTTGAAGGAATTAAAAATTCTAAGACTGCTAAGGCTTCTGCTCCTAAGACCAAAAAGACTAAAAAGGAATTGGTACAAGATGCTCAAGAAGCTGCCACTAATTTTGCCAATGCCAAATTGGTAGAACTCTCTCCTAAAACCAAAACTTCCAAAAAGGAACAGGTTGTCAAGGAAGTTAAGGAACAACAAAAACCCTCCATCATCGAACAGGTAATTTCTAATCGGGAAGTTAAATACGTATACCCTGCCGATGTAGTTGATACACTTGCTCGGAAGAAATGGAGACAACAAACTCGAAACGAACTCCATCGATTGGAACTTGCAATGGCTCGTATCAAGGACCAGAACTCCAAGGAATTCAAGGCTGCTGCTAAATCCTATGAGGACTTTAAAAAGAAGGTCCTCAAACCAGAACAAGTTGCATAAACCTTTATTAACCAGGTGCCCGGGATAATTACCTGGGCATCTCAATTCATACAAAATGGATTACACTATCTTCTCTGATAAAGAGATGCTTAAGCAGGACAAAGAACTTGTCGATTTACATAAGCGATGTTGTAAGTCCTATCTAATCCAACATTCACTTAAGCACTCCAAGATTAAGAAGTTCTTTATCGTTTACGATTTGTATATAAATACTGATAACGTAAGGAATTTCTTTTTCAGGCCTATAAACCTTTTCATTCAGGCATTGCTTTTAGGGCAACTTGATGAAATATCCGATTACATTAATCCTAACAAAAATGGAAAACGAAAAAAGAAACGAACCCGAAAAGTATAACGTACTTTATTGCAAAGGCAAATATCAGTATAAATCTAAATATCCCCAAATAGAAACTAAACATAAGGTTATCTATGCAGGGCCAGTAGAACCAATGGCACCCATCTGGGATAATATATCAGATATATTAAGGAAATCTGATAGGATTTGTACTGAATCTCGAAGAGAATTAAAGAAGTTAGAGGAACGTTCACAGAATAACCTTTACTTCAAGAAAAATGGTATTACCCATATAATCGTATACAAATGTTTAGAGAAATAGTTAAAGACCTATATATAGGCAAATCGAAGTTAACCATAGAATGTAACCAAAAGGAAATACCCCAAACTACTCTGGTTCAAGACATATTACAGAATACGGGGTTTACTGGTAATATGCCCGACTATGGTACCTATGGTAATTTCAAGGATGGAAAATTTGAGATTACTCCAATGATGCCTAAGCATTGCTTATTTGTTACCGGAGTACCCAAAGGGGCAATCCTTGATAATTTCCGAGTTAGAAGAACATATTGGTCCTCTTATTATGAGGATGATGTAAGAGGGTACTTATTTCAGATTACAGATGAAAGTATACCTCGTTTAATAATCACAAACTAAATCTATATGGAAGCAATCGATTATGTAAAATTATTTAAGCTCGACCAAGAGAATTATGATTTTAAAAGGGAAGAGTTTATATCCGAATTAGGTAAAGAATTTCTAGATTATTGCCAAACCACTACAATTGGGATAGATAAAAAGACTGGCAATATATACTACTACCGATTTAGGGAAATAGTTAAGAATTTCGAAACTAAATTCTGGGCAATCTCAGAACTTAAAATAGGAGAACCATTAACTCAGAAATTATGGAATGCCTTTTTCGCTACTCAGGTAGTTCCTTTAAGGCAAAGGTTATTCCCAAAGGTTCAGAAATTAATCGAAGAGCAAAAGGGGATAACCAATAACCGTAGTAAACAAGACAAAAAAACCTACGAACCATAAAAAGGCAAACTATGGCAAGGGAAATCACAGACCTGCATGGGAATAAATTTAAGGTAGGAGATTATAAACTTTGCCTTAATATTCCCATCACTGAGAAAGGTAATTTAGTATTCACCAGGGACCTAATCTCTGGTGAACCTTTTAATTTATCAGTAAGTAAGAAAAAATATAAGGGATATTTCTATAACCTATCTTTGAATCTGCATGTAAGGTTCGATTTAGAGTATATGGGTTATGATGAAAGTTCCGATATCAGAAAATCTCATTTGTATGTCAGAAAAGGAAAATAAAATGGTAAGATTCCCAAGACCTATGGGGACTACTGCAATGGCATTAGAATATCAGAAGAACCCAAATGATGAACTTCTGATAAAGATACACAACTACATTATTAATCAATGGCTGATGGGTAATGGAGTATTATGTGGTATCACTTATGATATCAATACATTCTCATACCGTATGGGTATAGATATTAACTACATACGGGTATTTATGAGAGATAGGCTATTAAGCTCTAGAATATGGGATAAAGAAAAAGCAGAAGATTTACTTCAAGCGTTAATGGGAGAACAACTAGCATGGGCATTAGAAGACCGTATGGAAATAGCCCATCAGGTTAATATTTTAAGAGAATCTCAGGGAGGGAAATACGTACCGTTTATATCTGCCGAGCTGGGAAAGGCCCTTAAATTAAAGCTTGAATCCTCTACATCTCTGCAATCAATAGTACGTAATCTTACTGGAGGAAGTACTACAAATATCTTTGCCCAATTTAATCAACAGAACAACGTAACACAGCAAAATGCAATCACTGTTGAAGAGGCACGTCAAATCGTATTGGAATCACAAAGGGTATTAGATAAACCAGAAGAGGCTAAACTATTGGAGGATAGGTATGACATTAAGTCTCTACCTGAAGTAGTTGCTACTAAACAAGAAGGAGTAGATACAAGTAAAGAGGGTCTTAACCTTAATAAAGCAGAGTTAATGCAAATTACTGATGATTATAAGGGAGCTATGTCTTCATTCTCTAAAGAACATCATGAACTACGTAGAGAAATAGAAATGCGTATAGACCCAGATGAAGAAGACCCAGAGTTATACCAATATGAAGACTTTGGGGAAGAAGAGAAAGAGGACGGCTCATTTGCATCTCAATTCCTCCGAAATAGTAAGCTTCCATAGTTATATCCGGATATTGCATATTTAAAAAGAAAGAATTATATTTGCATATCAATTTTAAAATAGACAAAAATATGGAACTACCAAAGACATCTTACAAAGAGACTCAGGTTAACAAGGTTAATCAGGGTACATACTTTAAATTAAAACCAACTGATACTGCTCCAGTATGGGTAAGAGACCATTAGGATAAATCATCTAAGACTTATGCTTGCCATAAGTATGATGACTCAAATCATGAAAAATTTCTCAAGGGAAAAAGAAAAATATACATTGACTTTACATTTTAATCACATGAACTTATTTAGACGAAAGAGATGCTGTAGTGAACTCATTGCTATTAAAAATGGCAACTTAGTATTCAAATTGAGTAATACTCATATCAATGCTGCTTATAATACTTTACAAGCAATAATGAGGAAATCGGGTATATTCGATGAGAATCTATATTTTGACTTGTACCGAGAATATAGAAGACATTATGCTATATACGACGTAGTACCATCGTTGCTAAGGTATAAGCTACCATTGATATTTTCAGGTAGATATCCTAAAAATCTATTCGATAATCAGTTTACCTTTGAGGAATTGATACCTAATGCTTTGGTATATCATAACTTACCAGAAAATTTCAGATTACCCGAAAGCTTAGAGAAAATCCTTTTAGAAGTCAAGAAAAGGGTATCTGCTTATATAGACCAAGATGGCATATCAGACCAGGGTTATAGGGATTTGGTTCGAACAAATTTCGTAAAACAATGGGATGTATTTAGAAAGGACCCATCTCTTATAGATTGCTATATGGATGCTCAATTGGGCATGCTATATATGTGGGCTAGAGTAGAAAATAAAACAATAGTAAAGAACATAATCGAAAGAACTCAAGATGAACTAGCTCAAGAGTTCTTATCTAAAAATGACGAATATGGAAAATAAAGAAAAGTTTGCCTTCAGAAATGTAAACATTTCTGAAGGTGTAGAGGTAGAATTTATTAAATTGCTTACCTCATTAGAGACTAAAAGTGATGAAGATATTATTAAAGCTTTTAAAGCTCAATTATCTTCTGGAGTATTAACTTGTCATGCAGAAATGTTATCTAGAACACCAAATCAGATAATATTTCAAACATCTCAATTCAGTAAACCCTATAACTTTTACAAAAACTGGGAATTATGGGTATTCTCTAATATCCTGGGTGTATGGACTCTAAATAGGTTTAGGATATGATTACAATGAAAAACCTCCAAGTAGAGGATATAAAAGATGAATGGTTATATAATGCCTTAACACAGGGCATCAAGGAATGTATAACTGCTCCAGTCCTAACTTTGGACCCAACAAAACCAGAACCCATTAAGAGGGCAGAAATGATATTAGAGAATTTCTCTCAGGAGGATTCTCCAGTAGTAGCTACTGTAATTGCTCCAGGCAATTTCATACAGATGATATTACCGAAACATGAGATACTTCTATCGGTAATGTTTATCTATAAAGAGAGAAATACCTATGTACAACTCATAATACAAAAACTTGCTTATGAACGAGAAAAGATTACCACCAAGACTAATGGTTCTGTTAGTAGTACTGAAGGGTGAAAAGGTATATAAAATACCTCTCGAATCAGGAATAAAATTGGACCATCTAAAAGATTTCAATACACTGAGGAGAATCTTTGTCCCTTTAGTACAACTATATCATGGAGTAGGTTTTGATACTAGACTTACCTATGATGAATTTAGTATCTTCATTAATGACCTACAACATTTAGGGTATGAAGAGTTTAATAAGTATTCCTCAGGTATACAAGAATTGGTAGAAGCAAAACCCATCACTGAAAATGACCAGGATATTAGGGAAATACGGAATGGGTTACTTACCTCTCTTAAATCTCAGGAGTTATCAGAGATATTAGCTACTAAACTAAAGCAAGCCATACATGAAGTATTTGAAAACGAGAAGAAGAAAGGTGGGCTAATGGATAAGGAACCCTCTTTAGAACCTATGGAGAGTTCAATCATAAGAGAGGCTCTATACTTGCTAACTCCCCAATTACCTTAATAATTGAAAGGCAGTCTAATCCACTGCCTTTCTTAGCGTATACACATCCTCAGCCTCCTTAAAAATAAAATAGATATATTTTTCTATAAAAATAAAAATGCTTATATTTGCATATCATTTTAAAAATAGACAAAAATATGAAAACGAACTCAGTAACTTACAATCAAGCAGACGAACTAACTAAGGTAGTTCGCAATTTCTTAGAAAAGAAATCTACATTTGAACTTGACTCCGATGAAAAGGGTAATCTCCTTAATCTCCTAATGGGACTCTTAATCAAACTAGAGGATGATTACAAACTCAATTGCTTGGATATTAATCAGGTACAAATCTATGATACTACCTATTATTCTTTCATTTTCGAATCAATCATAACTGCCGATACTAATCCCTATAAGGGGCAATTAGCATCTGCTGCAGTTCAATTCATGAATGAATTTACCGATAACGATGGGAGGTTCATATCATTCAATCAACTCGATAGAAACAACTGGATTTTCCAACTTAATTTCTCAATCGCATGACAAAGTATAACGTTAGTCCATTAGTTGCTCGGGAGATAGAATTCTTCACGGGCACTATCTTTGGTGGTAGTTGGTGCCGATACTTTATTTCAATCACCCTACATCAATGCTATATAGAAGCAACATGGAAAACCCGTCCTAAAAATGATTTAGACGGGAACAAAAAAATCTTTAACTCTTTACAGGAGTATCTAGATTGGTTTGCTAATCTTAAGAAAACTTACGGAAGGAGAATATCCCGTAAACAAATGGTATATGCTGCATACGATGAAACAACACGTACCTTCAGTTACAAACCCTACGAGAATTGGGCTACAAGACGTTCTAAAGAGAAATTAAATAAGCCCAAGGAACCAATGCTGGCCGATGAATTATACTAATCCCTAACCAGTTAATATATCCTCAGGGAGTTCAGAAACACTAACATCTTGGCTCCCTTAATTATTGCATATTTAAAATATTATTTCTATATTTGCATAAGAGAAAAATAAATATAATTATTAACCGACCTCGAACAGGGTCACAAAACTTATTTCTTATGACAACTATTAACGAAATCTCAAACCCAGATGAATCATATATGGGAACTCTTAATCTCCAATTCCGGGATTATCCCATAGACGATGAACAAGATGAGGACATGATATCCCAATATACCAACATTTATAATGCTATCGAAAAATGGGAATCGGATCACCGAGAAACAGAAATCTTCCAACAACTTGCAGTATCAGAATTATTTAACCAACTAAATAAATAATCACTATGGTAAACTTATATAAATTACTCAACGTACTGGAACAGGGCATGTCTCTGTTCCAACTCAATAAATGGAAAACCGAAGGCATCTGGTATCCAATCACCCAATACAAAAAGGAATCAGATGAAATACAGGTAGTAACTAACCTATTTATTCCGGAACAAAAGGAATATCATATCCAACTTTCTGGAAATTATCCAGAAGAATCTGATGACTGGAATAACTTTCTAGAGGAAAACCAATGGAAAATCTACTCATTACTTGCAAACATAATGCAGGTCTTCTTGCCCACAGGGAACTATCAGATTATGTATACCTTATATCCACAAGGATTCATATCAGTAATTGCTAAACCCATAAACAAATAACATTATGATTACCGAAGAACTTAAATATATACTAGACTCATTACCTTCAGAGATACATGAACAAGTCAGGGAACTGGTAAAAACTTGGAAAACTGCCAATGACCGAATAATAAACGAAATCTTTGAACTTTCAGAAGAAGAAGACGATGAACTTCAACAAATTGCTGATGAAGCTAAGGGTAAACTATTTACCCTATTATTTGGCCCACTCTATCATCATTACGTATCTCAATATGTATTAGACCAGGACTATTTTGAAGAAGAGGAACAATTCATTGAGGACCTATCAAAATATTATAACCTATGACAGAATACATCAAAAACCAATTAATCAAACTATGCGACCATCCCGAATGGTTTGACGATATGCTAACTATATGGGATAACAATCCCGAAGAACCTCATACGGCTATTCGCAATTATTTATCCCATGTACAACTAAATGGCTTATTAGAAAACACCAAAATAGTACATGTATCATTCAAGGGGGATGAACCTAAACCGGGATTCTATTTCGAAATACCCAAAGATCCTAATGTGTATCTCATACTTGGAATCCTGGATGAAGATGAACTCCCACATATCGTACTATTAGGTAAACCAAAGTTTAACTCTCAACTCAATTAACATCATGGAACCAATCATAACAGTAAACCAATACCCAATCGGATGGGAATGGCTAGACAGAGTACCTCTAGAAGACTTTAACTGGCTAATCGAAATATTCTCTACCATGACCGATAATACCGATACTTATGACTTTGTAGGATATACAGATTCCGAAACCCTACCAGGCCAACAAAAGGTATGCTCAGTAGACAAAATACCATTAGCTAACTTCCTAAACGAAGACCAGGGCTACGAAAAAGGTATATCAATGTACGGTCACTATATAGCATGTAAATGCTTAGACATATCCTCAGAAAGAGAATACATGAATCAATATACCGATATCCGAATCCTAACTAATGAACTAGAGCCATGCTAACAAAAGGGAAATTCCTGGTATCTTTCGAGGTACCAGGTCACACTAAAGAATACACAGAGGGATTCACAGAGGAAATGGTAATCCCATACAGAACTGAGGAACTTAACCCATACCTAAGTGATCCCCAAGCCCAGTATAATAAGTTACTCCGTACCCAACAGAAACTAAGAAACAAAAAGAAATGAATATCATCTATCACATAATCCGAATAATCCTATCCGTAGGAACTATCCTAACCCTCATACGCAATGAGAAAATATACCAAGCCCACAAGCATACCCACCCAACAAATAAAATAAGGTATATCATCTCACAGCTAATAATCCTAACCCTATACACCTCATCACTAATCCTGGTATCCTACACATATAGAATTATACTAAGATACATATAATAATACTAAAAATTATGAAATCACTAATCCTACTCATCGTAACAATCTGGCTCCTAATCCTAAATGAAGAAGCCTACCTAACAAAGAAATTCATCTACAGAATGAATCTAATCGTAATCCTTTTAGTATATGCCTTCATACAGGTATACCTAATCGAATAAATACCCACAAGGTACCTGGAATAAATACCGGGTACCTCCCACACTACCCAACACAAAAATAAAACAAAATCATACTAACGCTAACTATGTTACATAATACCTAACTAAGGTACATAATATAATACCTATCCCCTCTATAACTAATATACCATCTATTAATATAATAATACCTAATACATATATCAAGGTACCTCGCCGGGGGTTTTGGGGATTTAGGCAAACAAGGCTAGGCAAACTTACCTTACTATACAAAGCCACTCAACTCACTATATAGCCACTATACCATATAGCTCTACTACACACTTTAAAGGCAAACTCAAAAAGGCCTATGTGATGATAATTTTTCGTCCCCTAATGGCCTCTAAATCCGATTGCCTTGAGTACCCTTTATATGTATTATATTATAGATTGCATTCAAGGTAATTCGAAGGTAGGGGGATTATATAATACAGATATGTTATGTAGCTTCTATGTATGTAGGTAGTATAGCTTTAGTACATCGTCGATTAATGGCCATCACAATTTACCTTGATTACCTTCACCAAGTTATTATATTATGTATTATATAATAAGTATTGGGTTGGGGATTAGGTAAATAGGATATTAGGTTTTAGGGCTAAATGGTTTATAGGATTTAAGGCCTTCAAGGGGCATATTTAGGTAATATTCCTAGTAAGTATGTAATTTATTTGCTTAGTATTTATATTAGGGATATTTGCAGAACTCTAGGACAATTTTGTGATTTAGGGGTACCTAGATTGCCTAGAGCCATTAGGTATTATATAATATATTAGTTATAGGTAGGGAAGGTAAATGGCAATCTCCATTCATGGCCCCGAGGATTTAGGTAAATATAATTCAAGGCCCTTAATAACCTACGAAGGCAATTAGGGTTATTGCATATATAATATATTATATTTATATTTGCAGTAAGAAAATAAAATAATAATCACTTAAAACCCATTACCTATGAACACTAAAGAATTATCAAACCGATTAACACAAATTGTACAAGGCATTACTAATACTCAACCTATTAGGATTAAGGCTACTATCGAGGTTTTCCTTGAAGAATTTGACCCAAGCCAGAACTATCTTCTCTCTATTTCAGATATAGAAGGCTATGAGACCCAATTTATAGAATTTGAGATTTGGGACAAAAATGATGGCCCTATACCAGGTATCAAACTTTTCAAGGATTTCAACATTTACCTTGAACGAGAATATTGCGAATACTAACCAATTAACCCAGGCCTAACTTAGGTACCTGGGTTTTTACTTACGCTAACTTAGTAAGCCCTTATAGGCTATCCTAATCTCTATAGGCTTACCATAGTCCCTATATGGCCTTATTGAATTAGGACCTAATAGGTTTATAGAGGGCAATAATAGGGATATAGCTAATCGGCCTTAATTCTTTATCACCTTAGTCCATTAAGGGCCTTCAATATACAGGTATATAATACACTTCCTAGAGGACAGGCATAAGCCATATAGGATTATTCCATATACATATCATATATGCCCACTACAAAGCGTGTGAAGATTACCCTTGTGAACCTCCAAAATTAAGTGCAAATATTAAGTCCTTTTAGGGTGCACAATATTTTCTATTTTATGAATTTTTCATAAAAATAATTTTGAAAATAAAATTATTCATTTTCTCAAAAATTTTTCTTGAAAATGTTTGTAGATTAAAATAAAGTTCGTATCTTTGCAATGTGAGAAAAACAAAGCGATATTTGAATGAATTTTTAATTAAAACTTTTTAAGAAAATAATTTTCTAAAAATTTTGTAGATTAAAAAATAGTTCTTATATTTGCAATACAGAAATGAAACAAATACTACCTTATTAGAATAGTTTAAAAAGTCTTGAAAGTCTATTTGAAAAGGTAATAAAAATAATAAATAATAAAACTTTCAAGCATTTTATTATGAAAAATCAAATTAACAAAGTGAATGTAGGAAAAGCAAGTGCAAACGCAAAAGCAAATAGTTTGATTGCTTTAGACGTATTGAAAAACGTTAAAGAAAAAAATGCAGGTCTTTTCAAAACTTCTTTAGGGACAAAAACAGAAATTTACAAAAAAGAACTTTTTGAGGGTGCAAACGAAAAGCAAATCAAATCGTTACGCAAAAAGTTCAGAAATGTAACTTTCAATTTTCTTTCTTCAATTGCAACGAATGCAGATAAAAAACTAATTGAGGGCTTTATAGACTTTTATAAACAAGTCTACGTAACAAACGATTTTTCTTTTTCTTCTATTGCAAGTGAAAATACTAAAGAAGAAAAGAAAGCGATTTTAATAAAAGGGCTTGAAATCGTGAAAAAATCAATGAAGTAAAACAAAATCAGATAAGGAGTAAAATTTTACTCCTTATCATAAAAATAAAATTATTATGTTATTAATTTTGTTTGTTATCTTATTAGCTGTTTTTGTTAGTGCTTTATATGTAGTTTATATTCTTTTAAAATCAAATCATAGAATAATATCTACTATTATTGACGTACAAACTTTTCAATTAATTAATATAGAGCAATTTCTATTGATTGAACAAATAAGCATGAACTATTTAAATGAAGTTGAATATACAATTTATAAAAAATTTTCTTTTAAAACTTTTTTACTATACTTATGTTATTGTTTAAATGAACACTTTAAAGAAAATTTAAATAATCATTTAGTAGATAATTAAGAAAGCAAAGGGACACATAAAAGTTTGTCCCTTACTTTTTATTTTTGAATGTTAAATTTAACGGAACCGTACTCCCCTTTGAATACCAGGAAATTTTGGCTCCTCGTATTAAGGGGTACCCAGAATCCCACATGCCCACATGCTCACACAAAAAGACCCAAGACAGATTAACCATCCCGGGCCATTCTTACAAAATGCTCCTAAGCAAATCCCTAGTCCTATCTTTCCCTAATACCCCTCTAACCCTCCTACCATTCTTCTCATAAAAGAAAACATACCATCTCTGAAGATTAATCAACCACCAAGCCTTAACTTCCATATCAAGAAAATACCTATCAATGCAACCTTTCTCCAAATCGGTAAGCCACATCTGATACCAAATCCTATTATCTTCTCTACATCTTAGGATTCTAACAAACCCATCTTCCTTCAAAGTCTCAACCTTCACCATACTTCATTACCTTATTAATTAATAAATAAATCGATTGCCTTTCTCCTTACCTCTCTATCATTTGGGTCCCACCAATAGAAATTCTTCTGAGAAGCCTCAGGGATAGAATCCCTTGCCATTCCCCATATCTCCTTAGATGAACTCCTAACATCAAAGTTATATCCCCAACTATACAAAGTATTCAATCTTCTCTCTACTACCTTCGCATTTCTTAAGGCCACTATAGAACTCCTATTTATAAAATCCTCATAAGCCCATAAGACTTCTATATTGAAGGTATCTAGATTCCATATCCCAATCTCTTCGAGGTAATCAAGGATATCTACTGACCTCAGGTAAAAGCATAGGCCCTTCCTACAGTCTTTATCCATTAATAGGGATTCCCTTGCCTTATATAGCCTTGCTACTGCAGTTCCCTTACTGATGTAATCTGTACTTCTCATATTCATTTAGCATTTATATAAATATATAGAACCTTGGGTATCACTGGGGTAGAGGACTACAATATCAAGAGAGCAATAATTATAAACCAATAAACTTATTAGATTATGGACAATTTTAACTTTAGAGTAGCCAATGCTGCACCCAGGGCATCTGGTTTCGAAATAGGTCAGAATGTTGGGGATACCAAGACTACCTATATCTACTCTTATAAGACCAAGTACATTAATGGCAAGAGTACTGGGCAGAAGACTAATGTGGATTGGGATATGGAATCAAGTATTCCAGCCTGGGTAAGTGTGAAATATGTTTTTGAGGGCAATGATTGCAAAGTAACCTTCACTACATTACAAGAAAATACTGGTTCCTCAGCAAGAACCCATACTTTGGTAATGAAGCAGAGAGAATCTGGGCAAACTATTAGCTTCCCAATATCACAAGAACCTAACTTCACCTATACTTACTTCTTAGGTGTATTGAATGTAAGTTCTACCATCGGAGCTAACATTGGTAATACTACTACGATTATAGTTCAATCTTATATGACTCGAAGTGATGGGGAAGTAATGGCCAAACAACCATCCGTAGGAGCTACTCCCTCCTTTGCAAGTAAGGTTACAGTTAAAGATGGGTCTGTTATGGCAGGTGCACCTCATTGGTACCAAATTATAGTTGAAGCAACTTCAGCAAACCTTGGCTCTGCAGAAAGGTCCGGAATTCTATTAGTAACCTGCGGAGACCAACGTAAAGAAGTAACTATATGGCAACAACATGCGGAACAGGATATCATCCTTACTATTCATTGGCCTCTGAATACTTATTCAGCAGCTTTCTTCAAAGGGGGGCAAACACCTCAATCTGGTAGTACCGGTACAGCTTATTTTAATTTCTCTGTATTGGATGATACCTCAGTCCATAAGTATAAAAAATCCGAGGGTATAAGAGTAAATTTACGAGATGGTAATACCGAAATGGCTTATCCAGGTGATCGTATATCAGCTTATAGATTTACTAATCAAACTTGGCAATTAAGGTCTACTTTCATGTTGCCTTCGTCAGACCAATCAATCACTTTATAAATTTCAAGGATATGGAAAAGAAAAATGTAGTATCATTCCGTAGGGGGGGGAGGTCACCACCCTTGATTTAGAATTTGCAGGAGCAGGAGAAACTACTGTAGTAATGGTTGAATCTATTACCTACAAGTACATCAATGGTAACTTAGCTCAAGAATATGCTGCTAATTGGAAAGTAGAATCTCAGAATTTACCGTCGGGTAGTACCATTAAAACTTCTGAGGTTCCTTCCCAATTAACCATTACAGTACCAGCTAATAATACCTCTTCTACTCGAAGTGGGAAAATAGTACTTCTCCAACCTGCCTCTGGTAAGAGGATTACCCTTAATTACTCCCAAGCTCCTCAGAGATCTATAATCTCAACTAAATATTTCTGTGTAGGTAATCCGGATAATGGAAACTATATCTATGATGCTCAAACTGAAACTTATGAAACTCATGTAGACTTTACCATTTCCCGAATGATTTTCGAGGTTTTCAAATCAGATACCTATTCTGATGGTACTATTGAAACTGAAGGCATGGGAACTACTGATACTTTTGAGATATCCCATCAAGGTCCAGTATCGGGAGGTTTCTCTATAGCTTCAGACCAAACTCAAGGTACAGATTCAATGGTAATATCTACCAAAGGAGGAAGTCCCGGAACTTATTTTGGATGGTTTGAAATCAGGTTCAGTTATGGAAACATCATAGCTAGTAATCGAATAGATTTATATCAATATTAGAAAAATATGGAAAACTTAAATCCCCCCCCCTAACTTTGGCTTTTAGTGCCAGAGCCGCATCTCAGGAAATAACAGTACCTTCAGATGCAACCAAAAAGACCTTTACCATTCACTCCTATAGAGATACCGTAGTGAATGGTAAAGTATCTAAGTCAGATATAATTGACTTTACTACAAGTACCTCTTATGACCCACCAGTTTCAGTGAATAATGCTTGGGTATTTATTAAGAAAACAACCAATGATTCAGTATCTTATAACTTAGAGGTAGAGATCTCAGCAAACTCAGGTACTTCAAGTAGAACAGCCACTATTACACTTACCCAAGCAACTTCAGGTAAAACCATCACTATCACTATTACTCAGAAAGCTTTAGACCCCATAATCAAACTAGAACTTTCCTTTGCTAACCAAAGTTCTGCTCTTGTAGACCAAGGTCCAGTTCCCTATACTCTAAGTTATAATGACCAGTTCCTTGAAACGGGTACTATCCCTGCAAGTGGTGTAATCCAAGTACCTCAAAATACCTGGGCTGATAATGGTGGTGATACTGCAATCTATACTCTTTATCTGAAGGGTAGTGAAATAAAAGCAGGCTCTACTTTCTATTTTCAATGTAGGTTTTATGCCATTAATGGTTGGGAAGGTTTATTAGTGGACACAGAATATAACAAGGCTCTAAACTATAAGATAGATACTGTACAACCTTCTTGGAATCCCTCTGGAACAATTCAATCAGGAACAATCTATCTTTATAAGGGTAATCTATCTCCATCTGATTTCTCAGGAGGTATACTTATAGAACTTACCTTGGGTACCGAAATAAATGGGTATGTTAAGAAAGCAATGATTAGAGTTAAGGTTAATTAGTCAATGCCATAATCATTGCAATTACCCAACATACAAGGGAGATGGTATATGCAAGGGAATATCTATGCCAAGGGTACCAGCAGGTAATACTAGAATCTACTTTTAATATTTGCGGATGTTCTTCTTCGAATTTCTTATCTTCTTCTCTAGAGGCATATTTATGCAATATAATTAAGGGAAGGAATACAAAGAATAATACAATAAGAACTGGGAGGCAGAGTAGGAGTATTACCTCCCACCCTTGCATTGATGACCCAGCATAGTTACCATCTCTATCAAAAAAGTATCTCATAGTAATTTGTATTTTAGGTACTTGGTTAATAGGTAAATTGGAAATAGAGGTAATACTATCCATACCGATATAAATAATATCAGGGAATGAACCCTATGAGTGTACGGTAAATAATCTAAGCAAACCTTTACAAAGAATACCGTGAATGGCAAACATACCAAATAAATTATAGCTAATACTGTAATCATTGTTCTTTGAAGTATTTGTTAATAATCTTGGTAAGTTTCTTATCAAATTCAATCATCATATCAAAAGCATCCGTATTTTTCATGTTCTTTATCTCCTTGTCAAGGAATTCTATATTTCTCCTAATTGAGAAATAAGCCTTGTATGCAAGGAATACCTTCTCATTTTCTTCGGTAAGTGGAAGAACTTCTCCTTTTTGCCCATCCAATCTTGGATATGTATTATCAGGACCAAGAGTTCTTGCAACTTTTACCCGGTTACTGAGCATTGCAAATCCACCTTTCTTATCAATAGATTCTACTGTTACTTTCTCTGTGAGGGGTCTTCCTGATAATACGAAGATAACTTCATCACCTTCTTTGAGCTTTTTGATTTCTTTCTTTTCTTTTTTCATATCTATTTTATTTAGAGATTTTCTTTATGCAAATATACTAAAATTATTCTTTATTTATTGCATTATCTATTTTATTTTTTATAAATTCATAGGCATTGCCCCGGTAATCTTCTAGCATTTTATATTCCTGTGGAGATAGAATTACTCCGTTTACTTTAAAAGCATCTCTTAGATGTTCTGGTATAGTGCCTTGGTGAGTGATGTTATTATAACGGATAATGAAAAGTTTCTCTTTATCTTCATCTATAACACCAAGTGTGTTTACTGGTTGGAGTTTAGTTTGGTAAATTCCCCCAAAAGCAGAAGGTACCATTAAAATACTTCCCGGTATTCTAGTTATCCAATGGGAATAATCGGGAGTAATTACCGCAATTTTACCCTCTTTCTCAAGCTCTTTATCATAAGCTAATCGATTAAACCAAAAAGCACATTTAAAACAAACTTGTTTTCTTGCCATAAGTTGGGGAATCTCTTTAGTTTCATCGAATTCCTCTAAATTAATTGGTTTGCCACATATCTGGCACTCATTTTTCTTGTCCATATTGCATTATTTTATAAGTTATATATGATAATAGAACCTCTAAACATATTGAAAATGGGTTATAAGCAATACTTTTGTTACTAAAATTGAACCATTAAAACTGATAAGTTATGGATAAACTAACAAATGAAATGATTAAAGACCTTGCTATTCGCTTAGGTCTAGAACCTGCTCTATTGAAAGCTGTTCAATTGGTAGAAGCAGCAGGTAGAGATGGGTTTTTAGCTGATGGTAGGCCTCAAATCCTCTTTGAGGGTCACATTATGTACAAAGAAGTACATAAGAAATTCCCTGACAGAGATTTAGCTTACCTTTGTAAGAGATATTCTACGATTTTCTTCCCTAAATGGGATAAATCGAAGTATTTGGGAGGTGTACACGAGTACAAAAGACTCGAATTAGCCAAAGAAATTGACGAAGAATGTGCATTGAAGTCTGCAAGTTGGGGTATGTTCCAGATTTGTGGGTTCAATCACAACCTCTGTGAATGTAAAGATGTCTTCGAATTCGTTCATAAGATGTCAGAATCTCATGCAAATCAACTAGAACTCATGTATTATTTCATGAAAAACTCTGGTTGTTTGAGTAATCTCAAAGAAAAGGACTGGGCTGGCTTTGCCAGAAAATACAATGGTCCCGGGTATGCCCAGAATGCCTACGACCAAAAACTAAGAAATGCTTACGAAAACTTTAAAGATAAGATATGAAAAGATGTCATTTTAACAGCTGGGTAGCAAAGGTATTCCTTTTCCCCAGTTACAAAGCAATCACATTCCTCTATAATTCCTTCTTCAAGGATAAAGAAGAAGATTTGTTACAAGAGGATATTGACCATGAACGTACTCACCAAGTACAACAGTTTGAATGTACTGCACTGGGTCTATTTATAGGTTTATTCCTTTGTGGCATATTCGATTTATCAATTTGGTGGATGGTAATATTGGGTCTGGGATTCTTCTACATTTGGTATGGAATCGAATACCTTATCATCATGTGCTTTGCAGGTTGGAACAAACAGAATGAAAGATATCATGATGTAAGTTTCGAAGAGGAAGCTCACAATAATGATAAAGACCCATACTATTTGGAGAATCGTAAACCATTTGCATGGCTTAAGTACGTAAAATTGAGAAGTTATAAGAAATGAAAAATCTAAAGGTATTGGGAGTGTGCGCTGGACAGGGTGCACTCCTGTTCCCTTTTAAGAAAAATTTGTTAGGGAATATAGAGATTAGAGGAGTATTCCATACACCGGGCGAAGAACAATGGAAACTCAACTTTGGGGATATACCATTCTATAAGGGTTTCTGTTTACAAGAATTTGATGAGAAAGTAGACATTATAATTTCATCCCCAGACTGTGGTATGTCCTCAGTAATGAGGTTATCTAAGGTAAAGGAATTAGGCAATCCAAAAGATAACCGTAGTCTTAATCTAGTAATTGCATCAATACTCGAGTATAAACCCAAGATATTTCTTATAGAAAATCTACCAAGACTGCTAACATTGCTTCCCAAGGATTTCTTTGAGGAAACCTTCAAAGACTATAAATTAGTTTTTCACGAAAGGTCTGTTTTAGACTACGGAAACTCACAGGAGTCAAGGAAGCGTTTAGTTATCATTGGAGTACATAAAAAGACCGGTAAGAAATACTTGAATGCTTTTAATGAAGTATTCCAAGTAAATACTCCAACAATTACTAGAAATCTACTAAAACCACTAACATTCTCTCAGGAAAATAATACTAATCAAATCCCGTTTATGAGTAAAACTTTGGCAATGTATGATTATCGAAAGCTACCTGAGAAGAAAAATCTTACCGTTGCAAAGATACATAGGCTCTGGGTTAGAGATTTCAGAGATGAAAAGAAGTGGCCTATCAAAACTGCAAAGATGAGTACTCTTCCGGGAGTATACCGATTAGAGTATGACAAACCTCCATTAACTCTTAGACCTGCAGATAGGCAATTTAGACCGGATGGTTATCCTTTGGGGATTGAGGATTTTAAGGCAATCATGGGATTCCCAAAAAAATTCAAAATTTACCTTCACAAGAATGGTGATACCTTCGAAGGTGATTTTAAGGATTACCATTATTGGCTTAACAAGGCAAGGTATACAATTGCCAAAGGGGCAGTAGGGGAAATAGGGATTTGGTTCAAAAAATGCCTCAAAAAGGCAAATACCAAGAAACCTTGAGTTTCAGCTTTATATATAAAGTCTTATATATAAGTTTCTGGGGTGCCTTGAAATATATAGATATATAATATACTACGTATATATATCTATATATTTATCTGCGTATATATAGCTATTCATATATCATATCGTAAGTAGTATATTTGGATATTATCTCACTTCGTTCGATAAAGGTAATCGCTAAGCGATTACCGAATAGATGGTATCATTAAAGCGTGCGACTATTTCAATTTGAAAACTTAATATATCGGATTATGAGAATGATTAATGCAAAGTACCCAATTACCGAATTGAACATTAACAACATCCTTAAGTTCTTTCGGATTATTTATCGGAATTTACCTTCGATACGTTTTGAGATTATTGAAACCAAAAGTACTTTTCAATTCAAGTTCCACATCATTAAGTCAAACTTAAGTCCAGTAGAACGTTATTGGTTGAAGAGTAAGATTAAGAAATTCATCAAGTATGAAGACATTTAAGAGGGCCTTGTTCATTGTACTTCTAGGATTTACTATTTACCTTTGCTTCAGGAATTACAAACTTTCTCGAGAGGTTGATTCCCTGGAACTAGCGGTCAATGAAATCCCAGATACAGTATACACAGAGAAACCCTTCAAACCAGAGAAGAAGTACTCAGAAAAAGTTGAACCAGGTAAAATCTTAGTTCATGATAATAAGCAGCCAACTCTCTTTCCTGATTCCATGCTAAGGCAGCCAGTTATCAGTAACCAAGATTCCCTGGTTCAAATTGTTTTGAAGAAAGATAAGTTGAACTTAAGTCTGTTCAATAAGGAGACTAACACTTATTCAACTAGATTATTCCCAATCGACTTAGATAAGTACAACTACAACTGGTATGAAGGTCAATTAACTCGGAAGAAAGTTGCAAGGTTATCACTTAGTCCATACGTTTATGGCAAATACAGACCTTTCAATAATCTCTTCGATATGGGAGCTGGTTTTTCAATCAAGACTAAGAGATTTAATTACAAACTCGGAGTCAATACCTTTTACTATCCGAAGATAAAATCTGGTATAGGTACTGACATCGAATTTCAAATAACGTATAACTTTTAAGTAATGGCAAAGACTATCTCAGAAACTAGAACTACATTAACTCGGGAGGAGCTATCAAACCTATCCCGAGTTTCTAGTGATGTTTTCTTTTTTAGCCTTTTTTGCTATGTGATACATCCAGTAAGAGGAAAGGTAAGATTCGATTTATACCCATTTCAGAAATCTGTTCTCTACAATTTCATTGCCCAACGATTCAATATCATTCTCAAATTCCGTCAGGCAGGAATTACAGAACTTATTTCAATGTACTGTCTTTGGTTGGCGATGTACCATCCCAACAAAAAGATAAACATTATCTCTATCAAAGACACAACTGCTAAGAAGGTGCTTAAGAAGATTAAGTTCATGTACAAGAATCTTCCATGGTACCTTCAAACTCCCATAATCAATGGTAGAGCTGGAGAATACGGTTCTGCTTCCATGATAGAATTTGATAATGGGTCATTTATTGAATCAATTCCGACATCATCCGAAGCCGGTCGTTCGGAATCCCTTTCTCTTCTGGTAATTGACGAGGCAGCAGTAGTTCGGTGGGCAGCTCAGATTTGGGCCGCAGCCTTCCCAACGCTATCCACCGGTGGTGCTGCTATCGTCAATTCAACTCCTTACGGTGTAGGTAACTTCTATCACTCAACTTGGGTAGATGCTATCGCTGGAGGAAATCCCTTTAACCCCATTCGATTATACTGGCAAATGCACCCAGAACGAGATATCAATTGGTACAACCAGATGTCTTCTGCCCTGGGAGCTAAACGAACTGCCCAGGAAATTGATGGTGACTTCTTATCATCAGGTAACACAGTCTTCGACTTAGCTGACATCAAAGCTATCGAAGACTGCCTTAGTGATTACCCAGTGATAAAGAAAAGATTCAATGGTCAATATAGGCAGTTCTGTGAACCAGAAGATGACAAAGAATATTTCATTGGTGCTGACGTTTCAACAGGTAGAGCTACTGACTACTCATCATTTACCTGCATGGATAAGCAAGGAGAAGAACAATGTATATACAAGGGAAGAATGGCAGTGGGTACCTATGCTAAGTTACTTGGTGATACTGGGATGCTATTTAATCAAGCATTGATAGCTCCAGAATCCAATGACGTTGGTTTAGCAGTAACCTCTAAACTCCAGGATGAAGGTTATCCGAATTTGTATTACTACCAAAAGATGCTCAAGAAAAAGGGCAAAAGCCGACCAGAGATGGATAAGTCTCCAGGTTGGTTAACCACCACCAAGAATCGTTCAGTGATAATAGAGAACCTAGAAGAGGATATCCGAAATGATAATGTAATTATCAAAGACCCATTCTTCGTTCAGGAAGCTTATACTTTCATTTATGATGGTATTGGTAGACCTGTTGCAATGGGTAAGCACAGAGCAAATAACTCTGCCGTGGATGTAGACTTAGAAGGTGATGTATATTCCGATGATGACATCTTTGGGAAAGCAATCACTAATCACATAAGGAAAGGAAAAACTAACGTAATCGTACAACCAAGATGAAAAAGTACTTCAATTTTAATTGGGGTTGGGGCCGTAAAAAGGACCCTCCTAAGAATGATTCTTCCCAGAATAAGGAAGCAAAGCCATCTACACCTATCTCACCAGGTAGAGTTTCAGTTGACGATGATAGCGATAACTTAATAACATCATTACAAGGGTTAACTAAAATAGTTGAACCCTCTTTTCGTGTTGATGTAATCCCCTTAATCAGAGATTTATATAAGGTAAATCCCGATATGGGCATTGCATTGCAAGATATGTTTAAGTTAGCTAACACCGGTCATACTGTAACTTTCCCCAATAATACCGATGCCGAAGCATCTAAGATGAGAGAACATCTCAAAGAAGCTACTAAGGGTTGGACTCGGTATACTGCAGGTATAGATGGTTTGGTTAACAAAATGATTGTTCAACTTCTTGTAAGTGGGGCAATATCCGTAGAGGGAGTTCCCAATGATAAGCTTGATGGTTTGGCAACGGTATTATTCCTTAAGCCAGAATATATCAAGTTTAAACGTGAACTAAATGGGGTGTATTCCCCTTACCAGAAGAACAATAATTTCTGGATGAAGCAACAAGATTACATTAAGCTGAACCCAGAAACTTACTTCTATGTTGGTATGTTTAATGATACCGATGAACCTTACGGAGTTCCACCTTTCATGCCTGCATTGGATTCTTTAAAAGGTCAAAATGATATGAAGGTTAACTTCAAACATATCATGGAGATTTGTGGTATGGTTGGTTTCCTTGAAGCAAAGATGCAAAAGTCTAACCAAAGACCAAACGAAAGTATTCAAGCTTACGAAGCTAGATTGAACCGAGAACTTAACCAACTCAAACGAAATGTTAGAGAAGGTATGAAGGATGGAGTAGTGGCTGGTTATATTGATGACCATGAATTCAAGCTAAACTCTACTACCAAAGAGATGGGTAATATAGAGAAGCCTTGGAATATGAATCAACAATCAGTTGCTAATGGCCTTGGAGTTAACGGTTCTATTATTGGGGTATCTGCCACTACTGGTGAAGGTGCAACGGGCATAATGCTGTCTAAGATGATTAGCCAGTTAAAAAATATACAAATGCTTGTTGCTTATGTATTGGAAAGACTTTATTCTCTAGAACTCCGTCTGGCAGGCTTTAATAATAAGGGGATGAAGATTGATTGGGGAACTTCTACAGTTTCTGATGAAGTCAAAATCCAACAAGGTCGTCAGTATAAGATACAGAACCTTGACTTATTGTACAAAGCAGGTATTATTAGCCAGGAACAATATGCTTGGGAAATGGGTTATGATTCCCCAGATGAGAATGAACCAAGAGTTTCACTTGAGGACCAATTCTCTAAGGGTGGAGGTGACCCACAAGAAGGTACCAAGAAAAAACAAAGGCAGGATGATAAAAACCAATCTGCTCGTAGGTCAAGAGATAAGAATAACCCGGCTCCTTCTCGTGGGGACCAAAATACTAAACCAAGATGAGTAAATTTACAAAGAAAAACAAAGAGCATCTTGATTCAATGACGATAGGTCAGGGCCATACCATCATGGCTGGGTATATCCCAGAAGCAGTTGGGGCTCAGACTTTCTCAGAGAATTATTACAAATGGAAGAATCCTACACCGGACACCATTGCTCAATTTGGATTTTGGGGAGGGGATATAGATTACAACACCTATTATCCTAACCTGGATAAATCAGAACTTACTCCCAAGGACGAAGAATTTATCGAACCTATGTTCAGATTACTTTCGGAAACGATTGTATCTAAGAATTGGAATCCTACAGACTTCGGTCAAAATGGAGTACTAAAGGCTTCTATGAAGATGTTGCTTGGTCAAACAGTAAACTGTGACCATGAAACCAACATCGGTAATGCTATTGGTGCTGTATCACAAGTAATGTGGCAGGAATCCTATAAAGACGGTAGCTTTACTATACCCGCTGGTATCAACGGTATTCTGAAAATCGATGGTAAGGCAAACCCAAGAATTGCTAGAGGCATCCTTATGGAACCTCCTTCAATTCATAGTAATTCAGTTACTGTACAATTTAAGTGGGATAAATCCCATCCCCAAATGGAAGATAACGAATTTTATCAGAAACTGGGTACTTATGACTCTAAGGGAGTTATGGTACGTAGAATTGTTACTGAAATTGTTCGTTACCTTGAGACCTCACTAGTTTCACATGGTGCTGATTCATTTGCCCAGAAAATTGGTTCGGATGGTAAAATCATTAACCCAACCTTTGCCAAAAGAACTTGGGCATCTTATGAAGAATACAGAGATGATAAATCGAAGCAATACTTCTTTACTGATTATAAATCAGATTTAACATCATATCAAGAAAAGAACGATACTCAGGGTTCTTTTAATGATAATGATGCCAATGATAATCATTCAAATAAAGATAACATGAACGAATTACAAAAATTTCTTGAAAGCCTTTTTGGGGATAACATGCTTACCCTGGAAGAAGGTAAAGAGATGAATCAGGAAAATGTAATTGCCTGCATTCAGACTTTGGTATCATCCAGAAACGAATTGCAAACTTCGGTAGATAATCTTACTACAGAGAAAACTTCTCTTACGGAACAGATTACCAACTTGAATGCAGAAGTAGCTAACTTGAAGGAAATGGCAACCGTAGGAAAGAATCACATTGCTTCTCTACGTGAAAATGCCGTAGAAACCTACAAGAAGTTGATGGGTGATAAGGTAGATGAGACAATCGTTACGATGCTCAATGCCGAGACTACTGGTATTACTACTCTTATTTCCTTGACCAAGGATTACCAAGCTCGCTTGGAAGAGAAGTTCCCTCTCACTTGCTCAAAATGTGGTTCTAAGGACGTCAACCGTGCTTCCTCAATTGCTGAGGATGATACCGAGGGTAAAACTGGAACCCAGGGTACTGATACCCAACGGAATTCAGAATCTCCGAGTACTAAGAATGTAATCGATAACTTGTATCGAAACAAAATCAAATAACTAATATAAATAATCCGCGTTATGGAAAAAACTAAAATCGTAAACGACCCTCAGCAACTTACTCTCTTTGGGGAAAGAACCCCGAGAGCGGTGATTTACAAAAGTGAGTCACACAAATTGCACCAGGCTTTCAATGTTAAAGCTGGAGAGAAAATCGTACAGGGTATGCCAGTGGCTTTGAATGAAGAAGGTTTGATTTACCCTTGCACTGATGTAGCTACTCAAGTTTATTTGGGTGTAGCAGTAACGGATAACGTTAACCCTGCTTATCAACCTCAAAGAAATTTCCCGGTAGAGGTAACAGTAGCTATGGAAGGTTACATGATTTGTAACTGGGTATCAAACGGAAATATCGAAGCTGGCTATGTAACTCCAGATGGAAAATTGCTTAACGATAGATTCGTAAAAGCTAACCAAGCAACTTCAACCCAGTTCATTGCCCTTAATCCAGCAGAAGAGGCAAATGAGGTAATTCAAGTACTCATCAAATAAGAGAAAAGAAGTTATGGAAAATAAAATAGATATTACAAAGTTGAAGGCTCAGGATTTTATGAATGAGCTGCCGGAAATGGTAAGAAGCTTGGAAGCTGTTCGTTCCGGTTCACAGGACAAGAAGCCTGTAGAGGTAACTTTTGGAGAATTGGTTACCGGTAAATGGGGTATTTCAGAAGATGAACTTTTTGAAAAGATGGGCATCAATCCAAAAGTGGACACGATGCAGAACATCTTTACAATGCCCCAACAGAATATTCGTTGGATTGTTCCGGAAATCATTCGTGCTGCTATCACATTGGGTATGCGCCAGGCTCCGTTCTATCCAAATATCATTGCGTCTGACCAACCAATCAATGGTTTACAAGCAATCATGCCGATGGTTAACATGTCGGATGCTGCCCCTGCAAAGGTTAATGAGGCAGAAACTATCCCATTGGGTGATGTTAGCTTCGGACAGAAATCAGTTAGCCTCTTCAAAATCGGAAAAGGTTTCAAACTTACTGATGAAGTTCGTAACTATGTTTCGCTCGATGTCTTGGGAATCTACCTTCGTGATTTTGGTGTTCAGTTGGGTTATGCTCTGGATACTCTGGCTATGGACGTTGCTATCAATGGTAACAACCCTGATGGCTCTGAGTCTGCCCCGGTAATCGGTGTATACGAAACAACTAACGGTATCACTTACAAAGACCTTCTGCATATTTGGGTACGTGCTGCTCGTATGGGACGTAACTTCCAAACTATGATTGGTGGTGAAGACCAGGCAATCGAAATGCTGAACTTGCCGGAATTCAAGGATCGTCACTCTGGTACTACAGAAGCTACCCTGAATGTTAAGTCTCCTGTTCCCAAGAATGCTGACTTCTACATTCACCCGGGTACACCCGACCAACAGTTGCTGTTGATTGATACATCTGCTGCCTTGATTAAGCTTACTGCTCGTCAGTTGATGCTTGAATCTGAAAGAATCGTTTCTAACCAGACTCAGGCAATCTATGCAAGCTTGACTACTGGCTTCTCTAAGATGTACCAGGATGCAACTCTGTTGCTGGCTGCTGACAAGAAGTTCTCAGAATTCGGTTTCCCCGAGTTCATGAACGTAGACCCATATTTGATGGTTAACCTAGAATAATAAGGGACGTCCGGTTTCATCTATATAAATTCCCTGAGAGGGTAGGTAACTAAAAAGACCTATCCTCTCTTTAATTTTAATCATTTTTAAATCTTAGGAAATATGGCTAAAGATAAATATACAGTAACTGTGGGACCAAGAGCTTACAGTTTTCATGACCAATCAACTGGTATTACCGTTTGTAGAGGAGAAGACAAGGAACTCTCTCGTCGTCAATTCCGTGCACCAAAGATTCAGAAGGCAATTGCCTCTGGCCATCTGATTATCATTGCTGATAAATCAGAAATCGAAAAGTATTCAGAGGCCGACATCGAAAAGTTGGATAAGAGACTGAATGCTCAGTTCAAGAAAGGCATGACTCTTGAAAAACTTGCAAAGGGCTATTCCCTGGAAGAACTGAAACTGGTAGCAGGTCTTCATGAAATCGTTGCCGAGAAAGATGATACAGTAGAAACACTTATTCAGGCTTTGCTGGAAGAATTCGAATCCTCTTCTAAAGGGTAATATATGAAAATTACATAAGACAGACTAATATGAATAACAATCTGGACTTTTTGTACGTTACGTCAGGTCTGGAAGTTTCATTCAGAGTCATATCCAAAGTCCCGGCCAAATCCATTTTTGACTGGGACTTTGGCGATGATAAGGGAGAGGTTTTCAATGGTGGAAGACATGTTTCCTATTCTTATGAAACTCCCGGTTTTTATACAGTTACCTTACACGTAACTAACTCTGCCGGTTTAGACCTTACCGTAGATAAGACTCTGGTAGTTTGTGATTATGGTCATACGGCATTAGCCGATACAATATATAACTTAATCGATTACTACATACCTTCAGAAATATCCGATGGTATGACCAGGGAAGAGAAATCTATATACATCACTAAATGGCAATATTATATTGGACCACTAGTAAACCATACAATAGCACCAGATAAATATACTGATGAATTATGGTATGAAGCACTAGAAAACCAATTAATAATGGAATTGGCAGCATGGGACTTTCTTAATGTGAAGATACTTAACCTATTGACAAGTACTTCCGAATACCTAAGTCAAATTACATCTACCAAAGAGCAAACTGGTGATGGTACTTCTAAACCTGAACTTGCCCGAGGTGATAGGATTAAACAAATCACTACGGGGCCTACTGAAGTTCAATATTACGACACCTTGGCAGAAGCTGCAAGCTCATTATGGAAAACACTTTCTCAAGCAATGCAACCGGGTGGCTTAATAGATGAATTAAGAAAGAACCTTTGTATGTTAGCTTCAAGATTGGAAATATATCTGCCATTCTGTGATGCTGTATCACGAACAGTAGTTCCTCGAGTAGTTAACCGAAGGCAACCAGGTGTATTGGATGGACCTAATCCAAGTACTCCTGTGAAAGGTGGTAATAAATCAATCCTTACCGAGTTATGACAAAAGAACCCTGGAGAATGGTAAAGAACCGCTCTTGGGATAGATACAAGAAGATTATCACTGACTTCTTAGATTGGGATGCTGGTAGACAAACCATCACTTGGGCAAAAAACGTTAACCAACTTCTCAGCCATGCTGAGGATAGTATACCTAAATATTATAACATCCAAATCGAAGCATTATGTTACTACAATGCTTTCAGAAACTGGCCTATCAATAAGGCAACTATCACTGGAGAATTGGATGATGAAAACTTATCAATACTAATTTCTAAATCTTATATAGAACAAATCGGTTATCTTACACCGGAGGGTTATTGGGATTTTAATTGGGAACAGGATAGGTTTGTAATCAACGGTATAGTTTATAAGCCATCAGGTGATACTCAAACGGCTCAAGCTAAGGATGAGGCTTTGGTTTTCATGGTTATCCTAAAGAGAGACCGAGATACAAAAGTAGAATTTGTAGAATAAAAAATAAAGTATATGGCAAAGATGTTAGTACTGAGGTGGACACCAATTACTACCAACAACGGAATTTGGTTTGATAGTAACTTGGTTATCCTTAACGGTACCTCTGGAGTTCATATTGAAATGAAAGGTAATGGCAATGATGTAACGGCATTTCAATCGATGACCGGAAACAAATTTGTCACCTGCTTTCAAGATTACTTCGGGGATATTTGGGATAAGATCATACCTCATCCTGGTATTGGCCAGGTAATTAAGTTCCGGGTAAATAGGCTTCCTGATTATGCTTGCATACGGGGAGATATTGAGGACGGTGGAGATGTAGACCCAGAAAACCCAGATGTACCAAAGAATGCTTTCTGCGGTTCAGAAGGAGAACCTTTCAGAGATATAGACTCTGAATTCCTACTGGGTCGTCAACGTGCAGTAATTAATCCTTAAATTTTTAAAAATATGTATGTAAGTAAGTATTATACCTGCGAAGAAATTGACCAGCGGTTGTTACAGGGTTACTACGATGACTTTGTTCGTGCTGGCTTTGCCGGAACTATTAATGAGTTCTGGGCCTTCGTACTTTCTATCAAGAATAAGGTAGATAAGAGAGAAGGTTATGACTTATCCGAGAATGACTTTACAGACGAGCTTAAGGCTAAACTGGATGGCATCGAGGAGAAAGCCAATTACATCACTAAAGTTTCAGAGCTTGAAAATGACCTCAAGTTCCAAACTGAAGAGGATGTTAAGAAGGCAATCAGTGACCTGGTTGATGGTGCTGATGATGCACTTGATACTCTTAAGGAGTTGGCAGAAGCATTGGGTAATGACCCCAACTTCGCAACTACTATCACTAATAAACTTACCGAGCTTCGTACTTCTCTTAGTGAAGAGATTAATCGTGCTAAGGAAGCAGAAGCTGCATTGGGTGCTGCTATTGCTGCGGTAGATGACAACTTGAAATATGCTGCTGAACAGTTAATCAATAAGATTGATACGGTTAAGGCAGATTTGAAAGCTGACATTGCCCGGGTAGAAGCTAAGGCAGATAAGAATGCCGAAGATATCAAGGACCTCAATGATAAGGTAAACGATAAGAGCGATGAGATTAAGGATGAACTTAAGAGCCTCATCCAACAAGAAAAGGACGAACGTATCGCTGCCGATAACGAAATCAAAGAAAGTGTAAATGAGCTCAAAACTCTTCATATCAACGACAAGGCTGCCCTTGAAGCTAAGATTGCTGAAGAAGTATCTAATCGTACGAATGCAGATACTATTCTGGATTCGAAGATTAATGAGGAAATCACTAATCGCCAGTCAGATACTCAAGCATTGCAGAGTAAGATTGACCAGGAAGCAGTAGACCGTCATTCTGAGGACCAGGTTCTCCACAACGAAATCTCTAAAGAGGTAGCTGACCGTACCAATGCAGATAATGCTTTGCAAGGTAAGATTGACCAAGAGGCTCAAGCTCGTACCTCTGCAGACCAGGTACTTCAGAATAATATTGATTCCGAAGCTACTGCTCGTGCTGCTCAGGATTTGGTTTTGGACCATAAGATTGAGGATGTAAAACTCCAAGGTCAAGCAGATAAAGCTCAATTGTTGGAAGCTATTGCTACTGAAACTCAGGCTCGTAAAGATGCAGATACGGTTCTTGATAATAAGAAGGTAGATAAACGTGAAGGTTATTCATTGACTAAGAATGACTTTACGGATATTCTCAAAGCTAAGCTTGACGGTATCGAAGAGAAAGCCAATTACATTACCAAGCTCTCTGAGTTGGTTAATGATATGGACTTCCAAAATGAAGAGCAAGTTAACGCTGCTATTCAGAAAATCGTAGGCTCTGCTCCTGAGGTACTTGATACCTTGAAGGAAATTGCTGATGCCCTTGGTAATGACCCCAATTTTGCTACAACTATCACTAAGAAGTTAGCTGCCTTAACTGAGGAGATTAACCAAGAGAAGGAAGATCGTATTGCTGGTGATGCTGCAAACAGTGCAGAAGTAGCTACCGAAAAAGCAGACCGTATTGCTGCAGATACTGCTCTTGAAACTAAACTGAAAGAATACATCGACAATAAATCCACTGCAAGTGATACTGCTCTTAATGTGGTTAAGGATAACTTGAACAAAGAAATCCAAGACCGTAAAGATGCAGATACTGCAATCCAGGCAAGTTTGGATAAGGAAATTGCCGACAGAAAGACTGCTGATGATGCTTATACCGTAAGTCTGAATAACGTAAACAAACGTGTTTCAGAATTGGCTTTGAGCATTCAGGATTCTATTAACACTCTTCGTAATGAACTTACGGAACAGGTTAATGCGAATACTACTGCCATCGCTACTAATCAGCACGATATAGAAAGAAACTCAGAAGCTATCACTAACTTAACTAAGACTGTAGGTGATAACTACAAGGAAGTTAAGGATATGATTAACGAGGAAATCGTTGACCGTACCAATGCAGACAGTGGCTTGAGTTCTCGTATCGATAATGTAAATATTGACCTCAATACCGAACGTGTCGAAAGAACCGCAGCAGACCAAGTTCTTCAGGTAAATCTTGACAAAGAAGTAGCAGACCGTACTGCTGCAGATAAAGCCTTGTCTACAGAATTCACGGCTAAGTTGGATAACACCAAGCAAGCTTTGGAATCAGAGGTAGGTAAATTGAATACCAAGATTGACCAAGAGAAAACGGACAGAGCTGCGGCTGATACTGCATTGGGAGCTCGTATTGATACTCTAGAAGCAGGTAATACGACTGCTATGAATGACCTCAAAGAGCAGGTTAAGAATAATACCACTGCAATCAATACAGAGAAAGACCGGGCAATGGCCAAGGAAACTTCTCTTGAGGCAAAGATTGATACTAATCTTCAGAACCATAAGGATGACATGGCTGCTATCAACCAAGATATCCTTACTGAGAAAAATGATCGTCTGGCAGGTGATACTCTGTTACAGACTAATATCGATAAGGAAGCTACAGAACGTGCTAACCAAGATACCCTTATTAATAATGCTATTGCTCAGGAAAAGGCAGACCGTACTGCTGCAGACCAGGCAATGGATAATAAGAAGGTAGACAAGGTAGATGGTAAAGGTCTTTCGGCAAATGATTTTACTGACCTTCTGTATGCTAAACTTGATGGCATTGAGGAGCATGCTAACTACATCACAAAGGTATCAGAATTGCTCAACGACTCGGATTTCCAGAATGCCGAACAAGTAGAAGAGGCAATTCAAAAGATTATTGGTTCTGCACCTGAAGTACTTGATACTCTAGCAGAGATTGCTAAGGCATTAGGCGATGACCCCAACTTCGCTGCAACTATGACTGCTAAGCTTACCGAATTGGAGAATAAGCTTACTGCCGAAAAGAATCTGCGTGAACAAGGAGATAATACTCTGCAACAGACTTTCACTAACTTAAGTAATACTCTTACTACTACGGTAAATGAGTTGAGAACTTTCGTAACTGAAACTCGTACGGAGCTGTTAACTTCCTTGAATGCTACCAATGCTCTGGTAACTCAGAATGCTGCCAATATTCAACGTAATCTGGAATTGATTCAGGGTATTCAAGATAACATTAATGGTAATTACACGGCCATCAAGGATTTGTTGGAAAGTGAAATTGCTGCTCGTAAATCTGAAGATATCCGATTGGAGGCAAAGATTGACCAGAATACCTCTGACTTAAATACAGAGAGAGAGGAAAGAAAGGCCGCAGATAAAGTTCTCCAGGATAACATCGATGCAGAAGAAGCTGCCCGTATTGCTGCCGATACAGCTTTGGGTAAACGTATCGATAAAGAAATTCAGGACAGAACCGATGCCGATACTGCCTTAGATAATAAGTTCACTAACATTACCGATGACCATGAAGAAAGACTGGTAGCTGAAGAAGGTACTTCTGATGCTTTGCCTGATACTATGGTTACCGATGTTAGTGCTGTAACAAGAACCGGTACCCAACTTTCTTTCAAGGTAAAGACTTCAACCAAGGATAAGGCAAATAACCAATATGGTGAAGAAGTAGAAGCTACCAAGAACTTACTCCCGGTAACTCAAACTCTTGCTGGAGTTATGTCTGCTGCAGACAAGGTTAAGTTAGATGGGTTAGACCCAAATTCTTTAACTGATCTCTCTGCAGCTTCTGATGCTAATAAGGTAACAGTAACCGTAACTAAGGATAACGGTTTGAATGCTGATACTACCGAAACTTTCGATTTGCCTCAGGTATCGGCTACTAAGGCTGGTACTATGACTGCGAAAGATAAGGTAGAATTGGATAGAATTTCTACTGCTAACTTTGCTCTTGGTGCAGTAACACCTAATGAAACCACAGTAGGTATAGCTGCAACTAAGACCGTAGTTGAAGATGGTACAGTAGAACAGAATCCTATTACATTGCCTGCCTCTACTGCAGAAAAGGCCGGTGTACAAACTGCAGCAGATAAGAAGCTGTTTGATTCTATACCAGATAATATTATTATCTTATCTGGTGATAAACCAGTTGAGGTAGGTCAACAAAGTAGTCATGTTACTTTAACTCATAATTTCTCTTCTAAAAAAGAAGAGGGTATTTATACTCATGAGCCTAAAGATTATAAGACTACTTATATCCCAGCAGCTACTACAGAGAAAGCTGGTGTAATGACCGCCCAAGATAAAGTTAATCTGGATGAGACATTACCCAATGCTATTGCTCAAGAGGTTCAGGACCGTAAAGATGCTATCGAAGCTTTGGACGGTAAATCAGAAGCCGCTCTTGCTCAAGAAGTAGCTGATAGAAAAGCTGCAGATACTGCTTTAGATACCAAGTTTACTAAAGCTGTAAACGATGAAGCAACTACTCGTACTTCTGCTGATACTGCATTGGGTGCAAGGATTGATAAAGAGATTGCTGATAGAACTGCGGCAGACACTGCCCTTGATAATAAACTGCAGAATAACATTAACACTCTAGAAGCTAAGCATGATGCCTTTGTAGCAACTAAGGGTAAGGCTGATGGCTTTGCTCCATTGGATGGGAAGGGGTTAGTACCTGCTAACCATTTGCCTTCATATGTAGATGATGTACTTGAAGTATATGCTACCTATGATGTAAGCCCCACTGGAGGTCTTACTAATGTTCAATTGTATACGGATGCAGGTCACCAAACTCCCGTAGTTGGAGAATCTGGTAAGATTTATATAAATGTTGCCGATGGTGAACCTCCATACCAATTCCGTTGGTCAGGTACTAAATTCGTAGACAGTAATACTTCGTCTCTTATCATTGGGGAAATCGCAGGTACTGCTTTCGAAGGTAGTAGAGGTAAAGAATTAGAAAACCAGATTGCTTCTTTGAAGACTAATGGTGCATCCCATTTTAATAACAACACTTACCAAGCAAGTACTGTACGATTGAATTTCAAATGTTGGTTTGGCAACGGTAATGTTCACGATCATTATTCTCAGATTACTGCTGCTACAGCATCCCAGGCTGGAGTTATGTCTGCTACCGATAAAGTTAAGCTTGACACTACTTTACCTAATCAGATAACTACAGAAACTACAAATCGTACCAATGCAGATAATGCTCTTCTTGCTAAGATTAATAGTTTGCCTGACCATATCTTGGGTAGAGATTTGGAGAACTCGGGTAGATTAATTAATCTGATTACTTCTGCTACTAAGTTGTCTATAGCTTACTGGTGGGCAGAAAGAAAAGAGGATGGTAGTTTTGCAGTAAACGAATCTAGATATGCTTTCGATATCCCGGCAGCTACACAAACCGTAGCTGGTGTAATGACTGCTGCCGATAAGAAGAATCTGGATAATACAGTAACCGGGTTGGCAAACGAAATTACCAACAGAGCTAATGCCATCAATTCTCTTAGAACAGAATTGAAGACTTACATCGATGAAGCGGTAGGTACCGATACCAATTTAACGGCATTGGAAACTAAGGTAAATCAGCATATTGCCAATAAGAGTAATCCTCATACAGTTACTAAAACTCAGGTTGGATTGGGTAATGTTAATAATACTTCTGATGCTGATAAGCCAGTATCTACTGCTCAAGCTACTGCTATTGCTGATGCTAAGGCTGCAGGTACTACTGCTCAGACTTCTATCAATAGTCATGCAGGTAGAAAGGATAATCCTCATACAGTAACTAGAGCTCAATTGGGATTGGCAACTACCGACCAGGTAGTATTTGCTAAGACCACGGCTCCTTCTGGTTTCTTCAAAGAATCTTCAGATGTTCGACTCAAATCTAACATTAAGGATTTGAATCATACTCTGGAACAGATTTGCCAGATACCAACCAAGTCATTCGAAATGCTTGGTAAAGAGGACGAGGGAACTATTGCTCAGAACCTTGATGGCTTAGGCTTTGGTAAATATGTGGAAGAAGTTCCAGTAGAGAAATCTACGGTACCTAATCCAGAGGAATTCGAAACCTTGGAAATCAACGGAGAAGAATACGTACTCGTAAAACAAGTTAAATACCACAAGATGTCAACCTTGGCAATCGAAGGTGTTAAACTTCTCTATGACGAAATCAAGGCTCTCTATGACGAAATCAAGGTTTTGAAGGTAGAGATTCAGGAACTTAAAAACAAATAACTTATGGGAGAGATAGCAACCTGGAGTGCTGTCAAAAGTAAAGTAGGCCTTGGTAAGGATGGTAATGACTGTCCTACCAAGGCTGAATTGTTAGCACTCTCCCCTACAGGAACAGGGGAAAATTATGTGGGGTTGGAACTATCCAATGCCGGTTCCTATGGAAATAACGAAACAGTAAAGTTAGAGGATATTCATAAGGTAACTTATAAGTATACTTTTACAGCTATAAATACTTCCTTTACTTTTCCTGCCATAGGTGGAGAATCAACCCCTGCTAGAATAGGTTTAACTTCAACTAAACAAAAGTATTGGGATGGGGTAGCTCAAGGCTCTTCGGTAACAGTGGGTCATACCGGAACAACTTTACCAGATTGGTTAAAGGGGTCTACTGATACTATGGGGTTTATTGCTACCGAAAATTTAGCTCTATCTTCAAGAGCTCATACTAGAACTTATACTCAAGATGAATCTGGTAAAACTGTTTCTGCTACCTTCACTCAAGCAGCAGCCTCTCAATCTTGGAGTTATGGTTGGAGTGTAACACCTACCTCTATGTCTTTTGGGGCTACTGGAGGTACCAAAACTTTTTCAGTTACTTCTTACAAGCAAGAATTAAGAAATGGGCATAATTATGGTAACCAAATAGCTTTAACTTATACTAGAGCCAACTCTGGTAGCGTATCTGGAAGCGGTACTTCTGTAACTATGGGTAATAATACCTCTACCAGTACACGAAGCGGTACGGTAACTTTAACACAAGCTGAAACTAATAAGAAGGCAACTATCAGTTGTTCTCAATCAGCAGGTTATAGAACCTATAGTGAAATCACTGCAAGTGGAGGAAGCGTATCCGATATACCTGCCGGTGGAGGAAGTAGAAGTTCATTCTCAAGTATGCCAACTTATTCTCAGACTTGGGGATGGAATGGTTCTACAACTGGAGGAGGCACAATTACAAGCGGTGCTAGCATTAGTTATGGTACTGCAGTTAGTGCAGGTTCTTTGGGAACTACGGTTAAATCTAGAACCCAGGTAGGAACCCTTACTGGTACCTTATCACTAAATGGTAAAACCAAATCTGTAAGTGTACCAGTATACCAGGCAGCAAACGAATTTACTGGGTATACTTATGGCTCTTGGAGTGTAAGCTTAACTGCAAGTTCTTATACCATCGGTAATACTGGAGGTAGTGTAACTTTGTACCCCAGTGCAAGTAGACCAAGATATGCCAATTATACTTCGGGTTCAAATACAAGAGATGGCTCTGATAGTGCTACTCCAAGTTTAAGTACCAATGGTACCTCAGGATTTAGTCTATCAGGTACTACACTTAGTGCTTCTAAGAATACCAGTACAAGTAGTAGGTCTATTAGAGTTACGGCTTCTTATGGAGGTGCTTCCGATCATGTGAATATCACTCAGGGCGGTGCAAGTGTATCTTATAATTATTATTTTAATTGGGGGAGTGCTCCTGGAAGTCAGACTTCTAAGTCTATTACTCATCCAGCTTTGGGAAAAACTGAAGAGGTTCCATTCATCTCTTATAAAAAGAAAGTGGTAAATGGTACAGAAACCTCTGATATATATCCGGTAGGAGCAAGTCAAAATGTACCGAGTTGGACTATTGTTAATATAGTAGATAATGGGCTCTCAGTTAAAACTTCTGAGAACACTGCTGAATCCTCAAGGTCTGCTACAGTAACAGTAACTCAATCAGAATCGGGTAAGGAGATAACACTTATTATTAACCAGAGTGCTGCTACAATAACCTATGAGTATGTATTCGAAATTGCATAGGTTTAATTACAACACTAGAACATTTTTATATGGGATAGTTAATTTTATTTATTAATTTCTAAATCCAAAACATTATGGGAGTAGAAGTAAAATCTGACTTGGCTCTTCAGTTGGAACGTTGCTGCTGTGACCTCAAGAATGGCCAACAGGAAATCAAGTGCCTCATCGAGAACACTGCCAAAGACACCGAGATTGCTCGCCTCAATTGAGTGATAGATGCTCAGAGAGACCAGAACATCGTCAATCAAGTGGTAGCTGCCTTGAAGACCGGTACTACAACGCCAGCTCAGTAATTTAAAATACCGAGATGATTAAAAGGAGTGCATCTGTTTTAGGTGTACTCCTTTTTCCGTTTTAACTCATTAAACTAAGGAATTATGGAACAAGAACAACTCACCGAATTTAAGATACAGTTAGCTCTACCCGCTCCCAATATAGAGATTGCACAAGAAGTAGCAAACAAAGCTCAGGTACTCTCATAAATCAATTTGGATACTATCAATTCTTAAACCTGGTAGACTTCATGCAAAGGAATCCAGGTGCAGTTTCATTTGGTTTAAACTTAATTAATAAAAGATGATTATGGACGAAAGAACATTGATTTTCCAAAAGGTACAGAAAGGTGAAATGATTTTCACATTAGAAAAAGACAGACGGTCTGGTTATCCTATTTTTGATACAGCAAGAATCGTAAAGGTAGGAGAAAGTAAACCAATGGCCTCTGGTGCTAAAGACGGCTTTGTTAACAGTGTCGAATTGGTAATCCAAGATTCGGTATCACAACTCACCATATACTTGCCATCACAATCTGATGAAGGTATTTATAATGGTGTATATTATACTACCGATGTAGTGAATATAATTAATGAGGTTACTATGCAGAAACATAATGCCTTGAATATACTTAACAATCGACCAAAGTTTGAGGCAATTGTTTCTGAATGCGATAACATTCTCAATTCAATTAACCAATCACCTTCTGCTCCAAGTAAACCTGCTCCAGGGTTTGAGGAGTTCCGTCAATACATGGACCAACGAATATCCACTCAAGAGACTCTGTTACAGAGAATTGCTCAGGAGCTGGGATTGGATAAACCTAAACAACAGTAAGAATTATGCCAAGTAAGTCGGTTAATATTACACTATCGACTCCAGTTGGCCCTCTAGAAATATACGTAGATAAACGAGAACAAGCTCGTGCAGAAAGGTTGATTGCCAAAACTCCAAGTATCTTAACCGAAGGCTATGCAAAAGGTACAGAAAAGTTTGGTAATCAACTTCTTCGTATAGTAAGACGAAGTTTGAATACGGGTGTTCCCCCAAGAGGTTCAGGAGTATCATGGCCACCACATGCTCCTGGTACCCTAAAGAAATATGGGGACCATACCATGTTAAATCTTACGGGGCAATATGCTCGTTCAGTTACCTTAGTAAAAGGTAAGAAAAGAACTTTCGTCGGATTGCCAATTGGAATCAAGAAGATTACCTATACGGGTAAGACTTCAAGAAAGACTTTGAATCAGATAGCTATCATGTTAGAGTATGGTAGTAGAGATGGTAATTTACCACCTCGTCCTCTTTGGAATCCTGCATTTAAGGCTGCTGGTGGAAAAGCTGCCTTACAAAAGGAAATACGTAATGAAATTAGAAAAGAAATAAGGAGGATTATATAATGGCAGTAGATTTTGAAATATCTTCACTATCAGGAACTGGTACTGCTACCATTCGTGTAAAACCGAAAGCAGTAAATACAGAACAGACCTTAAAAGAGCAGGTCCTCAAGGTAGTAGTTCAGGGTGTAGAAAGGGAAGTAACTCTGATACAAAAGGCTGCTAAAATAGTAGAGACCTGGGGAACTTATTTTAGTATTACTCCAGAAACTACTTCCCATACTTTCGATGGTACTAAAAGAGGTGAGACCCTAGAAATAGGTGTATACAGTTACCAACAGAAGTTTATCGATAATAAGCCTCAAGATGAATATCGTGCTGTAGATTGGAAAGTTGAAAGCTCCTCAGATTGGTTAGAGGTAACCCAAGAAATTGGGGAAGCTAATGCTGCAGGTAAGCTTATTATCAAAACTAAATCTACTAATCAAGATCACAACCCAAGTAACTATGACCCATTAGAAAGAACTACTACGGTTAAGATTATCTCACAGCAAGAACCTAACACTGAGATAGTTTTAAATATAACTCAATCTCCAGGTACTAGAACTACTAAGTATGGCTTTGAACCAACCCCGAATATACCATTCCCAAATCTTGGTCAAAATACTAGTACTGCTCGGATTAGTAATGTAAAGGGTTATCAGTACTACCTTATCAACGGTATTCAAGTTGCTAAATTTGTAAAACAATTTAAGATAACCGATATAAGTAAGACAATAGAGGGTCAATTCCCTGGAGGTATTGGTTCTGAACCAATACCATTTAAAGTATGGCTTACCGATTATCCTTCAAATATTGCTACTCAATGGGTTAGTGAATTAAATTGTGTTGGTCATTTACAAACCATAATGAGTGGTTTTGGAGGTATTCAGGTAATTTATAATGGGTATATTAATGACAATGGCAATCAAAGTGTTCAATTAAATATTAGATTAGGATTTTAATGGTAAACTCAGAAGAAATAGTAGAAAGAACTTTTTATATCTCTCTACTTAGTACAATGTTAGAAATGGGTCTTACCTTAAACCCAGAAGACTTCTTACCTTTGTCTCAAGAAAACGAAAAAAGATTTCAAGAGGCAATCAAAGGTATGAAGAAGTTTATACCACTTTTTGGTATAGGGAATAATCAAGTAAAAGGCCCAAAGACTCTCCCAAGAATAACCATAGAACTACAGGGTTATTATGCTGGAGATATTGGTGTGAATAAATACATCATTGGTGATAAACTTGAGGATGGTAATTACCAAGCTTCAGAGTTTCCTTATGAAACTAAAGATATTACCATAGATGTACATCTAGTTTCTCAAACACAAGCCGATATGAGGTTGCTACATACAATCTTATATACTGGCTTACCTGCTAGAGGATACGTGAGACCATACCTCAATGACTTAGAGGAATGGGAAAAGGGCAGGCTTGCTCCCACCGGAAACCTATTCATTGAAATTGGTAATTATTATGACCATCCCGATGTAGAACATGGTATACTCGAAAAGGTATATACCTATGTATGTAAAGATGGTATTCTCCCAGAAAAGCTTTTGGAAGAATGTACACTTACGCCTATCAAGGATATCTCAGTTCTCATTGGATTGTTAGAACAAAACGAAAATGAGATGCTAGAGTTAAAAGTACCTAAGGTATAGGTACAATACTCTAGGGTATAAATTAAACGAGTAATTAACTTTAATCACAATAGAATTATGCCAACTTCACCTCATGTTGATTTTAAGTTTAAGAACAACCATGTTCTTCAAACTACTCCCATGTTAGGAGTTTCTTGTGTATTGGCTAGAACTACTAAAGGTCCATACGATGACCCTTCAGAAATCATCTCTACATTCTCTCAGTTCCAAAGAATCTATGGTTCTGAAATTGTACCCGATGGTTCTGTATCAAATATCGAAAAGGCTTTGCAAGGTGGTTCTAAGCTTCGTGTTATTCGAGTACTTGGCAAAGGAGCTACTCAAGGTACAGTAACTGCTTCTCAGGCTGCGGCAAGAAAAGCTAAAGATTCAGAAGATGGGATTTCAGTTGCTTCTGCTGTACCCGACTCGGCTAAACCTTCTGCTCTGATTACTTTCAAATCAGGTAGTACTACCTATAGTTTTGGATTAGTAACCAAGGGATATGGAGATCCCATTGGTAGTGCAGATACTTTCCAGGTTGGTTTTTATAAGCAAGCTAATACCTTGTATTATAAAATCTATTCGGCTAATGGGCAAGTACTTGAACAGGGCCCAGTAATAACCTACAAAACTGCCAATGATAACAATAATACTTCGGTAGATTACCTTGCTCTTAGTGCATTTGCTAAGAACTCGGAATATATTAAGCCGGTAATTACTGCAGGTTCCTCTTTTGAAAACCTAATTAAGTGGCTTACCGATGATATTGATGGTACTAAGAATGCTATCACTATTACCGTGGGAGATGCTGCACCCTCCGAAACAGAGAAACTGTTTAAGGGTACTATCGGTAGTGCAGGTTCCACTCCAACTGCCGAAGAATGGATTGCTTCACTGGACTTGGTAAAAGACTACACAGACTTCTACCAATTGTTTATTTCACATATCTCTCAACACTTGAAACAAGATTCAGAGGTACTCAAAGTATACAAGGCTGCTGCCGATATGGCAAAGGAATTGATGGAATGGGTACTGTATATCGAAGTTCCCAAACATTTAACCCATTATACTCAAGGTACTCAGGCAAGAGATTACAAAGCTCAGGTAACTTGGGTACAGACTTGCCTTGGTACTGTAGGTAACTCTAAGTACATTGCCTACTTTGGTGGTGGACTTAAGTACTACAACGAAAACGGTAATCTTCAGGATTCCGATGTAGTGGGTACTATTGTTGGTTTGGGAGATGCCTCTGCTACTCAATATGGTCCTTGGAAATCCTTTGCTGGTATGAACCGAGGGGTTATTGGAGATGCAGTTGGTCCAGTATGCCCCAACTATGGTTCTCCTTCTCGATATAACGAACTGAACACCCTTGCTCAGAATTATATCAATGAGATGGTAATCAAAGATACTCCAGATGCAGGTAAGCAAACCATGCTATGGCATTGCTTCTCTTCTCAAGTAAAACAGGATTCTGAAAGATTCCTTTCAATCGTAAGACTGAACCTTTACCTGAAGAAGTTCCTTCGCCCGGTACTCAACAAATATATCGAAGAACCAAACGTTTGGAGTACTTGGAAGAGAATCTGGTTGGAGGTTAAACCTACACTGGATTCATTGGTAGATGAAGATGCCATGACCGAGTATACCTGGATGGGTGACCAAGATGCAACTTCTTGGGATGACCTTTCAATTAATACCGAGGCAGATGCCCGTCAAGGTAAGTACCGTGCTATCCTTAAGTATAAGGATGTAGTTCCTATGCAAGAGGTAACTATGGAGATTGTAATCGATGCAGCTTCTAAGGCAGTATCAATCGTAGAAACAAGTAATAACTTATAAACTCATAACACAATGGGAGCAAAAGTAAAAAACCCACGGAAGAAATTCTTGTGGAGTATCATGTTCCCCAAACACCCTATCAATACCTATCTATTCCAAAGTTGTACTTTGCCGGATATTGAGATTGACCAGGTTGCTCATGGGGACGTCAATAGAGACGTTAAAACTGCAGGTAGGGTTACTATAGGTAATCTTATTGTAGAGAAACTTATGACTACTGCAGGTTCAGACACATGGCTTCATGATTGGCTTTATGCTTGCCAAGACCACATAGTTGGTGGAGGTTTGGTACCAAGCCAATATTGGGAAACGGCTATTGTAAATGAACTTGCCGAAGATGGAGTCTCGGTTCTTAATACCCATGTCTTCGAAGAGGTATGGCCATGTAAGATTACCGGCTTAGACTTGGACAGGATGGCTTCAGAGAATACCATTGAGTCCATAGAGTTCTCAGTTGGTACTGCAGATAAATACTAATTCCTTAGTCTATTTTCACTAAGATTCGGTGGAGGGGTGGGATTCCTGTGATAGGAGCTCACCCCTTTCTTGTTGTTATACGGAGTACTATGAACATTTGTAAACATTAAATATATCAAATTATGGAATTTAGAACATTTAGATTTACCGGACCCTCTGGTTACGAATATGAAATCAGAGAACAAAATGGTGCTGATGAAGATATTCTCAGTAACCTTTCAGACATGAAGACTTTGATGAACCTTACCAAGTTCATTGCAGCAATTGTAATTAGAACTACGGCTACACCCAATGGGAAATTAACCATAGATGATGCCCTTAACTTACCGGTCAATGACCGCTATGCTATTATCTTCAATTCTCGTATCTTCTCTTTGGGAGAGGAAGTAGAATTCGAATATGATTGGGGCAAAGAGAATGGTGGTAAGATTACTTATGGCCAAGACCTTCATGAGTTCCTTTTCGATTACGGTACTACTCCAACTGTAGAGGATTTAAATCAGAAGCCAGATGCTATCCCTTATTATCCAGAGGGAGTTAGATTGGTAGACCATGAATACACTCTTTCATCTGGCAAGAGAATTAAATTCGATTGTATGACTGGTAAGGGAGAACAAGAGTTCATGAAGTTGCCTTTGGATAAACAAACTAAGAATGCTCCTCTTCTTTGTCGGAACCTTTACTTAGAGGTCGATGGTAGTTGGGAGAAGGTAGAAAACTTTACTCCGTTTACTGCAAAGGATATGGCTGAGATGAGAAAGCATATCTTATCTATGGACCCTATCTTCAAAGGTGAATCCCATATCACTAATCCAACCACCGGAGAAGAAAGAACTTATCCTATAGTTTGGGCACCGAATTTTTTCTACCTGACGGAAGAGTAATGTTAGAGAGTGATTTTGTTTATATCACCAGAGCCGAGATAGCCTTAGACTATTTCGGCTTTTTACGTCTTCCGTACCGAATAAGGAAAATATTCAAGGAAATGGCCGAGCAATATTATAAACAATTAAAGAAAAGAAAGTAAATTATGAATACCAGTAGGAGTATAGTAGAGGTCGGTGTTGCCATGGTTTTAAAAGACCGATTCTCTCAAGAGGCTGGCAAGATATCTGGGTCATTCAGAACAATGATGAATGATATGAATACTTGGAATAGAGGTATACAGATGTCAGCTTCCAATACAATGGACTTCGGAATGCAGCTCGTAGGGGGAATGGCAAGGGCCTATAAATACTCTGCGGGTGTTCAGAATGAAGTTTGGACTGCTTCGAAAATTGCTGGTGCCACCATTGCAGAACAAAGAGAAATGTTACAATTGGCAAAAGATGTAAATGAGATAACTCCTCTTACTGCTTCGGATGTTGCATCAGGACAAAGATACCTGGCTATGGCAGGTAATAAATTCGATGCTATTAAAGAAATGATTGGGCCAGCATCTAAGCTGGCTTCAATCTTTACAATGCCAGTGGGACAGAAAGGTGGTGTAGCTGACTTGATGACCAATATCATGTCAATGTACCAAATCCCAATGGGAGAAGCCGCTAGAGTAACCGATGATTTATATACTGCAGTTACTAATGCAAATATATCTTTAACAGACTTAGCCCAGTCCATATCTTATGCAGGAGCAGATATGGCAACTGCTGGAGTAGACCTTCGGCAAACGGCTGCTGCTATTGGTGTATTGGGGGATATGGGTATACAAGGTTCTATGGCAGGTACCTCACTGGCTAATATGATTCGTTACTTACAACTATCTCTTGTTAATCAAAAAAAGAAAGGCTATAACGCTTTAGCAGACTTGGGCTTAAGTCCCGATGAATTCTTCGATGCTCAAGGTAACCTTATAGACCTTTACACTATCTATCAGAAGTTTGCTAAGGCCGCAGTAGATTTACCTTCACGAATCGAAACACCAACCTTCTTCAATATATTCGGAGTTCGAGGTAATCGTGGTATGCTTCCAGTACTTCGAGATATTGCTTCTGGTAGAGATAAGATGGGTAAGATACTTGCTACCTATGACCAAAACATGGGAGCAGTAAACCGACTTAATGAAGAACGTCTTAAAACCGATGCAGGTGTAATTGACCAATTCGAATCAAGTATAGAGAACTTAACAGTTACCGCAGGTGCAGCTTTGGGTAGAATCTTTACCCCAGTACTAAATGTGGGTAACTCTATAATCAAAGTAATTAATTCTATCTCAGAAACTTGGGTTGGAGGTTTTGGTCTTAGGATAGGAGCTACTGCAGTAGTAGTGGGTACTATAGTTGCAGGGTTTAATACTGTAAGAGGTATTATTAGGTCTGTTGGGTATTTACAGACTATTGCTACTGCTTCTACTGAAGGTATGTCTGCTGCAGCAATAAAAACTAATACTCAGTTTGCCCTTATGGAAGCACACATGGTAAGGATGGTTAACCTTATGAGAACCATGGTTCAACTCCAAATGATGTCAAGCGGTATTGGTATGAATTCTGCTGGTAGATTTTATAACACTAAAACCGGAAGATATGTTAAGACACCAAATCCTGGAGTACCATTAGCAACTACTATGGCGGGTAATTTAGCTGGAGGGGCTTTAGCTGGAGCAGGTGCCCAAGTTGGTAGTCAAGTGGCTAGGCAAGGTGCCATAAAAGGTTTAACCTCTATAGGTGGTAGACTTATGGGATTACTCGGTGGACCCTGGGGATTAGCAATTACTGTAGGTCTTCCTTTATTAATTGAGGGTATTAGTTACCTTAGTAATTCAGTAGATAGGAATACTGAAGCTCAGAATAAAGAGAAAGAAGACCCAACTACCATTAGAGCCCAGAATGAAGAGAGATTTATTAATGCTGTTAGGTTAGCTATTAAAGAAGGTATGAGAGATTCTCGTATCAATATCTCAGTAGATGGTCAAGCAGTTGGAGATTATGCTCCAGGTTCTCAACAAGATTTTACTGGAGCTGCATTTGTAATGGGAATATAAAACTAAAACACTATGGCTAGAGTATTAAATAAAGCAGCAGGTAAGGTTGTTGAAAAGTACAATGACCTTACAAGAGATACAGCAGGTGTTCTTACTGGTCCCCTAAATAAATTATGGAGAGCTCGGATATTACTCAATCGAACTCTTTCTACTCTTCCCAAAGATGATGCTCAAAAGGGTAAACTCTATACTCCCAATGGAGTAATCGGAGAAGCTCAAATATCGTCTAAGAACCCTATTCTAAACAAACAACTCCAGGCTAAATGGAGAATGGAATTACAATTCCCGAGATTAGAGGAGAGTGAGGGAGTAGACCCAGCAAAGGGGAATAAGAATACTACTAATTACAGAAACTTCGAGGCTAAAGCAGATGTTATATATCAGAATGAGGTAAGGATATATAATATGACTGTTAACCCCACTCAATATATTACCCTACAGAATAGACCTCCAGAAATAGACTTTAGAGGAGAAACCACATGGGCCACCATTAAATCAATGGGTCGTAATGTACCAATGTATCACTTTACTGGAGCTGAAGACATTATTCAATTCAATGTGTCTTGGTACTGTAATGACCCAGAAAATCCAGAAGAGGTAATCAATAAATGTAGGTTATTAGAAGCATGGTCTAAATCTAATGGTTATCAGGCTGCCCCTCCGATTGTTAAGATTGAGTGGGGAGATTCCGGTATATTTGATAATCACAACTACATTCTTACTTCAGCAACTTATACTCTGAAGAACTTTCAGAATGGTTATCGAATAAGGGTACCTGGAAAGCCAGCTACTTTTGGTAATGGTAGATTATTGCCTGCAGCAGCAACTCAAGAATTGATTTTCAAGAGAGTAAGTTCATATAACTTATCCTATGGAGATTTTATAAATTCCGATTCACTTAAAAAGACAGGAGGTATTAAATATGATTGATGTTAACCAATATCTAAAGGGAGCTAGCCCATATAATAATGCCTATGCTCTGAAGTATAACGATGGGGATTATTCCTTAGAGGCTAAACCTCCAATAGTACCAGAATCCCCTAACGATATTCAACATACTGTTAAAGATGGGGAAACCCTACAAAATATTGCTTTCAGGTATTATGGTGATTCTGGTAAGTGGTACATTATAGCTGAAGCTAATAAGATACTGAATCCTTTTAAGGAATTAGAAATGGGAACCCTAATAAGAATACCGACTTATGGCAGCTAAACAGAAACCTATATTGTATAAGGGAATGGGCCAACCATATTTGGCCCTTTTCAATTTTAGAGGTATGCCTATAATGAATCCAATTACAGGTATACCCCTTGGAGCGTATATAAGTACCTGGAGTTATAGATATGATGAAGAAAAAGAAAACTTGGCTACCATTACTTTCGATACGGGTAATCCTGATACTGTAGATATTGCCGAGATTCAAGAGAACCAAAACATTTGTCTTCAATGGGGATATATATACCCTGATGGCCAATTTATATCGGGACCCATAAAAATAATTAAGGTAAGGGAATTCGAAGCCGTATTTGATTCTACAGGTACTCATGTAACTATTAAGTGCATTGATTCTTCGGGAGATTTAAGATATCAACCTGCTTATGCCCATTCGGATATGGAAGGCTATAAATTATCTACCTATTTAGACAATGGCTGTGGGAATGCTACTGGTGTAATCATAGAAATATTTCAGTAATGGAACAACAGATAATAAGTAATAAAGTATACGAGTCACTACAGGTACCCACAGAGAATACCCGTACTACTACTGGTAAAGTACTCTATGCTAACAAATACAGTGGAGTAGCAGAAGTAGCTATGCCAGAAGATTTAAAAGCTTTAATTGATAGTGACTTTGGATTGGTGGGCAAGAACGTCTTAGTTCAATTAGAACAGAAGATGAAAGGGTACACTAATGGGCCTTGGTATGTAGATTCAAGGGATGGTGTTATCTATATACATAATCGGAAATTCCATGAAGAACCGGTATGTACTTATACATATCAAGGAGAGAATGGGGAAGTACTTAGAGTATCTTTTGCTACTCAGAAAATAACTAAAAGAGTTAAAGCAGTATTAGCTCCATCTCTAGACCCAGATAGTAAAGATTTATCGGTATTATCAACTAATATAAATGAGCCAGAGGATAAACCTCCATTAGCTTTAAGACCTCCTGTGGCTCAGGTAGATAACCTTATGGTGTCTAATATTACTGGCAATGGGTTTGAAGATTATAGAAGTCATCCTACTACTCCTACAGAGGTAATGGATGCTTGGGACACTCAGCTTCAGTATAACATGGAAAAAACTGCAGAATATAAAAAGCGGGTAGAGGAATATGAAGCAGTTGGTCCAGTAGGTGCTTATGAAGCAGGTAAGCAAAGAAAATTCGATGAAATGTCTACCGAAGAAGTACGAGCTACCATTAATCAAGCAGCTAATGAGTTACCTGACGATAAGAAGAATGCCCTTAAACAAGTGCTAAGAAATTCTAAGAATGGTAAAGAATTAGAAGCTAATCTTAAGAAATTATTAGAGTATGAAAGATACCTTTTCGAAGACGAAGATGGTATGGAGTTTATGGTAGAGGAATATGTAGACCCATTAGACTATGACCCAGAAGGCTATGCTTCTAAACAGGCCGGAGCAGGTATAGCTTCTGGTATCAATTTCCAAAGGGGAGTACTACCTGCATCAGAAAGAGGGTTCGAAGCTTTAAATAAAGACCCCTATACTGAAGTACTATCTGGTATGGAGATTGATACTAATAAACACTATGGCCAAGGTCAATATGGTAAGAAGGTTAAGGTAAGGCACATGAAAAGGGTAAATCTCAAGGTACCTCTTTATAAACTTTACCATAATTTATTTAGTAGATACGGTGGTGCCGATAAGTATGCTTGGGCAGCTAATGCTAATGCCAATGGTGGTTTAAAGCAAACTGAGAAAAGATTAGTATGTCAACTTCAGGTAGTGGGTAGACCTATGCTAGCAACTTCCCAAATAATCCGAATAGATAATGTAGGGAAACGTTGGTCAGGGCTTTGGTATATAAAACAATGTACTCATTCTATGGACGCTGGTCAAGGGTATATAACTAATATGGAATTAGTAAAGAATAATTCCAAGTCTGGTTCTGTAACTTCTAAAACTGATTTATCTACTCAAAATATCGTAGCTAATGATGCTAAAGCTAATGCTAAAACTACAAAGGGTCAAGATAAAAAAGCTTTAAGTACTTCTCAGAATCTTAATCTTAACTTTACTTATAATGAGAAGGTATATTACAATGAGCATTTCTTGAATGATAAGGGGGACATAATTGATATCAAGGGTCAAGCCGAGTTTATTCGAAAGAAGGCTTATTATACTGAAGTAAATGCTGATAATCCCCAAGCCTTGGCAGAGGGTATAGTGTTATCTACAGGTAATACAGTTACCTCTAAGGGTAAGTTAATTCCTGGTAAGATATCAGTTAAACAAATCCAAGTGCCTGAAGATTATGGGGTTAAGTTTAATTATATGGCCATAGCTAATCGAGTATACCGAGACATAGCTAAAAGGCATAAGCGAATTGCAAGTCAAATCTATGTAGAAAAATAAGGGTATGAGTTACGAAACAGCAAAGATAATAACCGACGAAGGCTTAGAGGGTCTTGGTCGGTATTACTCTGTTTATCGTGGCATTGTTATTGATAATAACGATGTAGAGAAACATATGAACAGAGTAAAGGTGTGTGTTCCAGAGGTAATGGGTGGAGTATTTGCTTGGGCATATCCTAAAGGACAACATGGTTCAATTAGTTCTGGTTTCAAATTCTTAGCCCCTAAAGTGGGAGATACGGTATTTGTTACTTTTGAATTTGGGGACCCAACTAAACCTCTCTGGGAATACCATGGTTGGGGAATGAGTCAAATACCCCAACCTCTGGATGGTCCCAATAAAATGGGGATAGTTACTCCCGAAGGAAACTTAATAGTAATAGATGATGATAACGGAGAACTCAATTTACATTTCAATGGACCTGTAAATGTTCGTTCGGAGAAAGAGATAGTAATAAATGCCGAAGGGGATATCAATGTATCTTCTGGTGATTCCGTGATACTTAATACTGGAGAAAATGGCGGAGTAATCAATATTTTTCAATTAACCGAAAAACTAAATCAAACTATCCAAGAACTAGAACAACTTCGCGGTATGTTCAATTCTCATGTACACTCAGGTGTAACTACTGGACCAGGTTCTTCGGGTCCAACTTTAACTCAAGTAATTAAACCTTTCTCACAATTCGTTGTAGACGATTATGAGGATAAAACCTGCATACACTAATGGAAAAGAATTACTTTACAGACTTAGTTGGTATAGGTGTAACTTACCCTATCCAACTTACAACTAATGAAAAGGGTGAAAGAGGTTGGTACCCAGTAAATGGGGATTTTAAACTTATCAGAGATAATATAAGTTCGATATTATATTACATGATAGGCCAGAGATTTCGACAGGAAAACTTTGGTAGTAAACTATGGCAATGTATTGAGGAACCAAACTCACAAGCCCTAAGTTTTATAATTAAAGGGTTTTTAAAACAAGCCATAGGTGCTTGGGAACAAAGGATAACCTTCCAAAATATCACAGTTACTAGAGTTGATGCAAAAATACACATAGAAGTAACCTATGTAGTAAATGGAACAAATTCTAGTCAGTACCTCGATATCACCTATGATCGGTCGGATAATTCATTAAATACACAATAATATGGGAATCACAAATAAATGGCTTAACCCATACCAGAGGTCTTATCAACAGATTAAGGCCAAGCTGGTTGAATCCCTTATGGGACTTAAAGACCCTCAAGGTCAGAAACTCATAACGGATTATTCGGAGGGGAACATCTTAATTATCATCCTCTCATTGTTTGCGGCAATTGCCGAAGTACTTCACTACTATGTAGATAACATGGCAAGGGAAACTTTCCTATCTACGGCAAGAAGGTATGATTCGGTAGTTAAACATGGGGCTTTGGTAGATTATCATGCTCGAGCAGCAATTGCTGCTACAGTAGATGTAATCTTATCCAGAAGTATTACTGGTAATTCTATCGGAGCTAAATTAACTATACCCCAAGGTACTCTGTTTACAGATTCTAGTGGTAATTCCTGGTTATCTGCTAGAGACGTAACTTGGTATTCAAATGTAACTACTTGTAAAGTACCTATAGTTCAACACGAGAAGTATACTGCAAGTGCTTTAAATAATATGGTAATACCCACTGGAGATAGAGTTATAATTCATCTGGGTACTCTACCCAATGGTAAGTATTATGAACAAGGTTCTATGTCATTGCAGATAGGTGGGGAAACTTGGGTATTAGTAGATACATTTGCAAAATCCAAACCTACAGACAAACACTTTATGGTTTCAGTAGATGAGGCACTTAATCCTTATATAATGTTTGGGGATGGTACCTTTGGTAAGAAGCCTGCAGCAGGAGCAAAAATAACCAATGTAGTATTCTATTTAACCAATGGTACTCAGGGTAATGTAAAGAGTAATACTATTACTTCTGTACCTTCAGTAATCTCTTCTTCAATTACTGATGCTACCGTAAGTAATGCTTACGATGCCGGAGGTGGTTCAAACTATGAAAACTTTACAATGCTCAAAGAACATATACCTTTGAGTGTAAAGACTTTGGGAGTAGCAATTACCAAAGAGGATTTCGAAAGTTTGGCCATGTTGGTTGATGGGGTAAACAAAGCTAAAGCCGATTATGAATGCGGTAGAAAGCTTACAGTATATATTAGCCCCGATGGTGGAGCAGTTGCTTCTTCTGAATTAATCAATAGGGTATACAATCTATTATCTCAAAGAGCTCCTATGACCACATGGTTAAAGGTTAAATCTGCAGGTAAGGTTCAGATTATTCTAGAGATGGGAGTTACTGGTAAGAAGTCTTATAAGACTCCCGAGATACAAACTCAAATTCTTACAGCATTATACAATGCCTATTCTCCAGAGCAAGCTCAGATAGGAGGAAGCGTAAGGTTATCAGATATCTATGCCTTAATAGATAACTTATCAACAGTAGATTACCTTCACCTTACTAAGTTCTATATTAAACCTTGGCCTACTACCATCTATGGTAATAAAGAATTGAACTTGGGTCAGTTTAAATTGAATAAGGCTAAAGGGTCTATGACTTACTATATTGCCTTCAATTCATCTACTACTTTTACTGTACGTTCTGTATCAAATGGGTATATGGCTACTGGTACTGTAGGTAATTCTATACAGGTAATAGATAAGGCTAATGGTTTTGACTTCTCTTTGGATATTCAGAACAATAGCTATCAGTCTGGTTACAGATATTCTATTACGGTATCAGAACCTAACCATGACTATGAAGACCCCGGTTTTAATTTACCAGTATTTGAAAACGCTTCACAATTGACTTTAACCGTAAAAGAAATTGTATAATGATAAACCTCAAAAATCTAATCGACTTTTTGCCATTCGAGTATAAAGCTCAAGATACCTATAAGGTAAATGGCAAAGGCATCTTAGAGAGGTTTCTAGAAATTTGTGGAGAGCATTTTGAAGATTACATTACAAAGGATATTGAGAATATCTTGGACATTGTCGATATAGATAAGGCTCCGGATATGTATCTCAATTTCCTTTGGCAATTCCTCGGAGAAATGCCCTTTGCTTATGGGAACACTATAGATGCACAGAAATGGGCAGAGTACTTTAATGGGTTCTACTCCGATGCTAAACTCCAAGAGTTATCTAAGCTTTGGATAATACCAAAGGAGGGACCCTTTACTTTAACCAGTACTCAAGTAAGAAACATCCTGAAGTATTCGATATCTCTTTTTAAAATAAGAGGTACCTCTGAGTTCTTCGAAATAATGATGAGGCTGTATGGGTTAACCTGCGTAGTAACTGACCCTGCAAAGGCTGATAGTTATGATGGTTGGGTAAAAGGTAATCCGCACTTTGACCAGTATTACCATTATGACGATAAGTATACCTATGATAATACTTTCGATTGTTCTCAATGTATACCGGTAACCTTTAGACTTACCGGTCATGGATATACTTCGAACTCAGCAGCTTTCAGAAAATTTAGAGAAGCCGTAGAGGCTTTCTTTAAAAGATTCATACCCTATCATGTATCTTTCGATATTCAATATGGGTTTACCGTAAATGATGGGTATACAATTAAAGCTAAGTTAGTAAATCCGGACCAACCCAATCTTATTACTTCAGAGGTATATGAAGTACCGGTAAAGGTAACTGTAACTTCAGATTGGATAAATGCCGACCTAAGATATCAGATATCCAGTGATAATATAAATTGGGGTTACACTAAACACGAAAGTGGTTCCATTTTTAATATACCCAGAGCAGGTACTTATTATTTTAGAAGTGTGGGAGACCCTACTAAGGTAACTCAAATCACGGTTAATCAAGAATCTTATAATCGAGTATATTCTATTACTTGTGACCCTATTACTGGAAAGATAACTCCTACTAACCTAAAAGTAAGTACAGTAGTAAGGGCAAACGTATCCTATAAGGGTACCGTGAAAACTTGTAATGTACGATTATCTGGTACGGATATAGTGAAAGTCTCTGGTTCAACTTGGGAGTTTTCCGAACCAGGTACCTATATATTCGAGGTAGTAGAGTTCCCAGTGAAGCAAACTTCCTTTGTTGTAACTCGAGAAGAGATTACATATAAGGTAAGATGTACACCTTCTGAATTTAGAGTTGGGAATAAGCAAAGTATCAAGGATGCTACCACCACTCTTACCATCGAATCGAATTACCCAGAATCATTTACTGGTGAACTATATTGTAGGCTAATTGGTGATACTAAGTTGTTTAAGAACGGTGATAAGTTTACTGCTAATAGTTATGGTACTTATAAGTTTAAATGTACACTGGATAAAAGGGAAACCGATGAAGGTGTAGGTATATTCGAAGTAGTATCTGGTAAGACTGCAGTATATAGAATTACTGTTAGCCCACCAACAGTCACATTATTCAATGGCTCTGCAAAAGCTACAGTAAAGATACAACGTATTTCTGGTAATGGGGATGATTACAGAGTAAGGGTAATTGAAACTGGGGAAACCTTTAATGCTCAGAATGGTTATGTATATACTGCAAATAGGGCAGGGACTTATACCTTCCAGTCTGTAGCTTATCCTACTGCTAAGACTACTTTGGTAGTTAATAACTCTTCAGTAGTATATCAGAATAAATTAAAGATAGTACCTTCGGATGCTACAGACAGTCATTGGAAAGAACCCAACTGGGCATTACCAGAAAACCAGATAGATGATACTTATGCAGTATACCAATTACTGGATGAGAAGTCTGCTTGTAAGTTCCATCTTGAGGAAATGAAAAATGGGGTCAATGTAAGTGGTACTGCTACCTGTGATGAGAACGGGGAAACCTATAACCTTGGTGAGGAAATTGTTCTTACCAAGGCTGGGACTTATACCTTTGTAGCGGATGATGGTTCTTCTTTAAGATGCCAAGTAATATTGGAAGATTATCCTACAATCATCGAGATTTCTTGTACTCCCCCTTATGCAGAATTAAAGGGGAATGTTAAACAAGTATTTACTTTAATCAAGTGTACTTCTAATAAACCTGACTTCGATAGTCGAATAAGGGAAGTTGGTAAAGTAACTACTTATGACGCAGGTGGTGCTGGTTATGAATTTGTAACTGCACAAGCTGGAGAGTATATATTCGAATCAGTGGTAGATACTTCGAAGAGAACTAAGTTCACCGTAGTAGATGCAGACCTTTTAAGTGTTAGTCCTCAAAAGTTAGAATGGGAACATGATGACCTCTCAGAGAAAACATTTACCATTACAACTTACAGTAATCAATCTTGGCAAATAGTAGAACAATGATAAATTCAACAATCGATAGAATAACAGAGACCACAACTCAGTCTTTATTCAAGGCATTCACTGTGGGTATATTGGGAGAGTGTACACAAATCTTGTATGATTTGAGATGGATGATAATTCTTGCAATAATTCTAATCCTATCAGATCTATGGTTTGGGTTATCGGCAAGTAGGTTACAGAAAATCGAAATTAGAAAATCTAGAGCTGGAAGAAGAACTCTAAACAAAATAGTAGATTATATCTGTTATGTTCTACTTGGTGCTGTACTTGGTAAAGCTATTGGGGAACCCTATGGGATGAACCCAATGGTGGTATCAATAACGGTTATGGTAATATGCTACTGTTTCGAAGTAGATAGTATATATGGACACATCTGTGAAATACATGGTATTAAGAAACGGTACAGTATATGGAGAATACTCTTTAAATTGTTAACCCTCAAGTTCAAGGATGTAGGTGAAGCATTTAAAGACATGTCAGAACAGAAAAATCAATTTAAAAATACTAAGGACAATGAAGACGTACTTTAAGTATGAAGGTATTATTAAATCAAAGGAAGCAGCAGAGGCAATTGCTGCTCCTTCTGGTTTAGGACCATTCTGTGGATTTGGCTCAGCTACCATAAATGGTAACAAGTTAGTGGTATCTCCTCAGGGAGTTGTTGGAAGTAAGTATGCCAATGTAATCAAGGATAGGATTATGGCAAGGTATATGGCAAAGGCTTTAGAAGATGGGGAATTGCCAGATGTAAACTTTGGGTGTATTTCAAGGGATGGGTATGTATTTATATCTGATGAACAAACCCTTACCATTGAGAATATCCAAGGTACCCAAGGTTCAACAGCAGAGGTATTACTCTTTGCAGTACATACTACTATTTCTGAACCAGTAGATAATCCAGTAGATTTCGTAGCTTATTGGAATGAATCCTCCGAAAGCTTCTACACCTTGTTTAAAAAGTCTCTGGATATTTATTATCCGATTGCCGAAGAGAATCGTACACCGGATATCATTAATAATGATGTATATTCTAATTACGATATGACCTATAGCAATCTTCTAGAGCTGGTAGAGAGTGCTTGCCCTTATTACTCTAATAATAAAACTTCGGTTGTTCTTATCGGAGTATATGGTAAGGGTACCGATGCAATGACCAAACGAAATGAGAACTTTGCTATTGTACCTTATCAAGGTAAGTTCCAAGAAATCCCTTATACTACTGCTGCCCAGAGTATGATGAAAGAATCAGTGAAAAGAGTAGAACAGATAAATTCAGGCTTTCCAGTAGTAGATGAATCGGGTACTAAGTTAAATATCAAGCAATACATTGATAGTCAAATTGAGGCTATCAGAAAAGAATTCTCTGAATCTCTGAGTACTGCTAACTTACCAATCGGTTCTATTATTCTTTGGGAAACCGATGTAATACCCGATGGTTGGGCAGAATATACTAAGGCAGCTGGTAGAATAGTTATTGGTTACCAAGCTGGAGGTGTTCAAATTGGGGATGAAGTAATGTTACAGAATGTTGGAGATTACTATACACCAACTAAGGGTAATTTCTTAATCTCTATTAAAGGTGATGACCTTCCTAAGCATAGGCATGCTCTTGGTGTATCTAAAGGTAAACAAGATAATGCCAATGACTGGGAGAACGTTCGTCCTCAATCTTTCTTTAATAGGGAGACGGGATTGAATGGAGATTTCGGTAGAGGGACTCCTACCAAGGGTATTCAAGATGGTGCTATCGTAGTAAGCTGGAACCTATTAGGGGAATCTTTCTTACAAGAAACTTCGGTAGAAACTTTGGATATTGAGAAATTGCCACCGACTATTACATTACGATATATCCAAAAAATATCATCATAAAGTTGTTATTAGTTATTTAGTAGTATTAAAACTCATGTGTATTACTTGTATTGTTTAAGAGTAAACATTTGTTTACAATCTGTGTTTTGCGTAGTAAAAATTAATTGGGAGAGGGACGTTGGGAAACGCCCCTTTTCTTTTGTGTTAATACTTAAGTTCTTCTTTAGCTCGGTCTTCCCAATATTGTATATCTTGTCTAAGTTCTGATATATATCTCATAGATTCATTAGTCTTAGGCATTTCGAAAAATTCGATAAGCATTATATTAGTTATTCGAGTACTATTTTCAAGCCTTTCCTTGATAAAAGGGGGAGGAGTAATTAATACCTCAAACAAAAGATAGGCATCTGGAGAAAGCTTATCCTTCATATAAGTATACATCATATCAAGCATTTCTGATTTAGCTTTCTCTTCTTCGGTATCATCCTCTAATTCTTTATCATTATCGAATAAGTCATCGAGTTTAAAGAGGCTTTGATTATACTCTGCCTGTTCTCCGTATGCAGAACGAAGCAATTTATTTTTGAATGTACTAAGTGATGCAAGGATTCTTGCTTTAAGATGTTCTTCAGTACATTCACCATAGTATTTGTTGAAAACAAATAACATCTTATCCCAGAAATAAGATTGGATAATATCCGGTGTAAGATTAAACCGTTTATAATCAATCTGACGGGTAAGATTTCTGATTACTGGCTTACAGACTTTATAAAGCCTGTTGAATGTAGCTTCATCGTATTCCTGCATAGGTTTTAATCTATGAAGCTCTGAGCCATTATTTCCTTTACTTTTTCCCATGTTATTAAATATTCGTTGTGCAAATATAAGAATTTTTATTTATATA